TTTTCTTTCAGCATAGTTTCGTACACCTGGTTGATTGTAGAAATAACCAAAACTTGGCTCTGTATATACAGGAAGCACATCGCTCCCAATTCGAACCATCCTAAAATGCTCATCTAATCCTCCAACTTTCTTTACAAGGTTATGTACCGCGTCGATATTATGGGTCATGAGATCCCATAACTTTTGTTCAGCAGCAGACTTAGTCTGGCGTTTAAGCCAAGCTACGGTTGTAGTGCTGTTGTTGAGTTCAGGAACAGAAATAGGACCCTTAGGTCCTAATTCAGTCCACTTACATGCGAAGCCTATGCGTTTAATTGTCATAGTTTAACTATAACATGATTGTAAAACATGTCAACCTTCGTAGATAGCACTGTTGCCAGCGTGTTCAAATACTTCAGCACTCTTGAGTCGGACACCTTGCCCAGCAGGATATCGCCCTCCTTGGACTTTATACTGTTCAAGTAGGTTAGACATAGCATCGTAGCACATCTTAGCAAACATTTCGCAACCTACACCCGGAACAATGCGTAGATCACATAATGCTCCACGTTCATGTGGAACTCCGCCTGTCTCACCTTCATAACCAATCTCACTCATCTTTACGAAGAATTCAAGATGTGGATCATCAACAGCAATCACAAGTGTATGATCAAACATGTTCTCGGACCATTCCTTGAACTGCTTTAGCCCACCAAAATCAAACACCCAATTGCGATCATCTAGTGTTTCACTTTCAAACACTAGCTTGATGCCAATGCTATATCCGTGTAGTGTGGAACAGTGACTATGTGTAGCACGCCACTGCCTAAAGCAGCAACTCAGTCCACGATCTGTTCCATAAGTCTTAGTTGAATAATATTTCGCCATTGTCTCCCCAATGACACACAGAATATTTAGAGAGGGTTGAAGCGTCAATGTCCTCTATTGCTTACTTTACTATATATCAGCAGTTTTAGCAAGGTTATTTCTTAAGTGGATTATCAAAACTTTTAATCTCTTGTTTCATCTCTTGTATGTCAGATAAGACATCCTGCAATCGTCCACTAGATTTTTCTATCATATATGCTATAGATGCTATCGTGTAGACGATCCAGAACCACCAAACTACCATTACTGACCCTGCCATTACAAATACAGTATCAAAAAAAAGAGCCCAATCTCTAAATCCAAGAGTATACAAAGTTATCAATGTTAAGACAAACAAGAATGGACTTACAAGTGTGAAACGAGCCCATATCAAGGCCTGCCAGACAATAAAATGGGGGACAGTGTCCCCCTTTGAGTTTTTAATATACATTTATTATTTATTAATTGTAGGACCGCAACAAAATCATATCAGCATTAATGCGTCCATTCATCTTGGTCTCTACACTGTTAATGCCTTCATACATTTTACGCATCTTGGTCTTTGGTAGACTCTTCACATCTCGGAAGAACTCCTCAGGCTTCCTCACTGTCTTAGCAATGCTCTTGTTCTCATTGAAGTTGATGATAGTGGTGCCTTTGACGCTCAGAGCCGCTAGATCGCTAGCAACATAGCAGCCTAACTTGCGAGTCTTTGTGTTGAAAACCCAAAGTTCTAATGCCTGTAGACATTCCTCTGGCTTGATTGAAACCAACTTGTATCGATCATCGCTCGGCTTGAACTTCAACTTGCTAACCAACTTCTCCTTGTTTGGCGCTTTCTTAGCACGTGGCTTGCGTTCCACCTTAGCCTTCTGTAGGAACATATCACAGGCTGCGATGATCTCAGTTAGTGCTGCCTGCATGTTCTTCTGCTGTGCTTTTGTATAGCACCTGTAAGCTTCTACAAGCTGCATATACCCGTCGTCCTTGACCTTAGGGGGTGCTAGTAGTTCGTCGTAGTCTTGCTTAACGTAGGCGTATTTGTCGCGGATAATGCGAGCATGTGCTTGATTGATCTCCCGTGTCTTAAAATGGTTTAGGACGTTAAAGCCCTTTGGATCAAAACTTGCGGGATCCTTGATAAACCCATCCAACCAAGTTTCAATATCCTCAATGTGATTATGTGTAGCCTCACGGATGCGCTCTTGGATAGTTGGTTGGTGCATATTTGCGTTAGCGGCAGCAGATACAGTCCGCTTGTCTAGCAATGCCCTACCCTTGATGATATATCCAGCAACATCATTCTTCACCCAAGCGCCAGGACCGTAATTATCAACGTCAGCACGTTCCTCGGGCATACCACGTAGGAACATCGTAGCCAATGCGGCACTAGTGATAGTGATGTGGCTATCGGAGAGTTCCTTGATAGCACGGATGTCATCCTTTGTGAATCCGCTCTTGTCCATCCACTTATACAAGTTAGGAGCAAGATCCTTATAAGTGTTAAAATAATTGTAATAGTTCATCCCACGACGATATTCCTTAAGGAACTTTTCTTCGCTCCACTTCTCCCAGCCTTCCCAAGTGGGCTCAGTTCCGGTATATTTCTCGTCTAGGAATAACGGAGAACGTGTTCGTGTGGCTTTCTTTGGCTTTGCTGTTAGATTGAATTTTCCGGTGTCTTTCTTTACTGCTTTGGCCATTGTCATCTCCTGTTACAATAAGTAGTATATACTAGCATAGCTATTTGTCAACTGTTGATATTGGATTTTATGGGTGTTTAACTAGTGCTTAACTATACCTAAATAATACTAGTATATAAAGGAGATTATCGGATGAGAAAAATCATAGCAGCAGCTCTTGCATTGTTTTTTACAAATGCAGCAGTAGCACAACAATTACCAGCTGGGTCTGTAGGTATTGTAACAAACAATACACCAAACACTTGGCAGACATTTAACTACACATTTACACCAACTACAACTGGTGCTAACTTTATTGGATTTGCTTTTAGACAAGATCCAGCATTTTGGACATTTGATAACGTAAGGCTTACTGCTGCCGGTTCAACAACTAACCTATTAATAAATGGTGAGTTTGATAATGGTGGAACATTTAACATCACAACAAATAATGGTCCTGGAACTATCCAAGCTCCAACTAACTGGGGTGTATGGTATCAGAATGGAACATATCCTGCTGCTGCTGGTTCTTGGCAGAATGGCGCTGCTCCTCATGGCGGTGTTTGGTATGATGGTGCTGTTGGATCGTTTGATGGTATCTACCAAGGAGTTAACTTAACTGCTGGAACAGCATATACTATTACATTTGATGTGAGTGGTAATCACACCAGTGACGGCGGTGCAGTGCAACTTGGAACATACGGTGGAGCTTGTGCTAACGTAAGTATTGCTCCAAGTCAGTGCACCATTCCTCCGACTGTTGGATTTACAACACTTGCTACTCCAGAACAAGGAGCTGCTGCTGGTGGTCCTCCTGCTCCGACTACTTTTAGTAGTGTAGCAACAGGTGATACAGTTACTTCTGATACTGTAGCAACAGGTGCATTTACTGGTGCTGGTGGTAGACTACAGATTGTAAGTGGACAAACTACTGTATCAAATACAATCACATTAAACCCAGGATTAACTGTTGATTCAAACGGTCAGAATGGAACACTTAGTGGTGTTATTAGTGGTAATGGTGGATTAACTGTAACAGGAAGTTCTGGATCAATTACATTAACTGCTGTTAATACATATACAGGTCCAACACAGATCAATGCTGGTGCTACTTTAAATAATCAAGGTACTATTAATAGTGCAAGTAATATTACTAATAATGGCACATTTAATAACAGTGGCACAGCAGGTAATGTAACAAACAACGGAACTGCTTCCAATAGTGGAACACTTGGTAATATCATTAACAATATAACAAGACTATTCACTAATAATGGAACTGTTGGTACTGTTAATAATGCTGGTACATTTAACAATAATGCCAATGGTAGGACAGGTGCTGTTACTAACAATGGAACATTAACAAATAATGGTATAATGGCCAGTTTAACTAATAATGCTACTGTTACCAATAACGGACCAATTGTTGGAACTATCGTTAACAACACTAATGGTACATTTACTAATAATTCCAATGGTAATTTTAGTAGCTTTACTAATAGTGGTACTGCTACAAATAACGGTAATCTTACTAATGGATCAGTTACTAATAATAGCACTGGAAATATTACCAACAATGGTAGTATTACAGGAGGCACTATAACTAACTCAGGAACAATTACTAATAATGGTACTAGTGGTAATATTACTAATAATGGTACCTTTAACAACAACAGAACTATTGGTAACCTAACTAACAATGCAACTGGTACTGCTAACATCGGTGGTGGTAGAGTTGTTGTTCTAAGTACAGGCAGCAACTACTTAGGTAATCCTGTTAATGTTATACAGCCTCAGATAGAAGCTACTATTGCTGCTATTAGAACTAGAATGCCAGATGCTAAAATTATTATGATGATGCCAGTTCAAAATATGAGTGATTATTATAATGGAGGTGGTACAACAACTATTCCATATACTTCTGCTTCTTCTGTAGCTAATAACTTAGGCATACCAGCAGTTGGATTTGTTGCAAACAATGATGGAATTCATCCAGACAATTATCCTGGAGTAGTTGCTCAGATACAAACACTAACAGGTGTTCCATCTAATCAATGGTATTTCGTTGGTGATAGTATTACATTCGCATTAGCAAATACTGCCGGTGCTGCTACTACATATGCTCGAAATGGAATGACTCCACAGTATATACTTGATAACTTTGTTCCATTATTACCTTCAACTACTGCAATACAAGTTGGTAATGTTACAAATGCAGGTGTATTTAACTTGTTAGGTCCTGCTACAATTGGAACAGTAACCAACAGTGGTATATTTAATATAAGTGGGTCAGGTGGACATGTCACGTTGCCAACATTTACACAGACTGCTACGGGTAATCTTGTATTAGCAGGTGGACAACAGTTAAATGTAACAGGAGCTGCTACATTAGATGGAACACTAACATTAAACAATAGTCCAACACAGTTTGGTCGTTACTTATTGATTAATGCTGATAGTGTTACTGGTACATTTACTACATTAACACTTAACCCAGATATTAGTCCTTTAGGCTATTATCTAAAGTATGCTAGCACAGGTGTAAAGCTATATGTTACACCCAGTGTAGCTGCTACTCAGCAAGGCATTAATGCTATAAAGAACGATAGTACTACAATGAATGCTCTTGTTGCTAGTAAAACAACTGGGGTATTGGACAATCAATGCAGCGGACCAAATGGTTGTGTTAGCATTGATTTTGGTTCAAGCAAGAGTGGCACTGGTAATTTAAGTTCCGGTGGCATTACTGTAGCAAAGAATATTAATGAAAATGCAAGAATTGGTATTTTCCTAAATCGTGCATTTACTAATCCAACAACTAATACAGTTAGTTACAAGCCAGGCAACCCTGTAATGGGAGGCTATGTTGGATTAAGTTATGATAAGTTTGCATTGACACTAAGTGGTGCTAATGGAAATGGTACATATTCTTTCAATCGTACATTAGTTGATCAAGCAGAAGCAGGTTCTGGAAGTTCAAAAGTTAATTCAACTGCTTATCAAGCAAAAGTATCTTATGAAATTCCATTATTATATGATATAACATTAAGTCCATATGCGGGACTACGTTATAGTGAACTTAGTATTGGTGGTTATACTGAAAATGGTCCTTTATTTCCACTTTCAATCAACCCATATAAGCAGAAGTCAACTGATCTAGTCGCTGGCTTAGGTATTAATAAGAAGTTAACTAACCAACTATCTGTTAATACAAGCGTAGGTGTCACTAAGAACCTAAAGACTAACACTGGTTCGATAGCTGGTCAGAGTGAAATCTATAACTTAGAGGCATTTGATTATCAACTTGATAAAGGTAAGAGTTTATCATTTGGTGTTGGCGCTGGAGTAAGTTATCAGTTTATACCAAATCACACTATTGGATTAAATGTAGGATTTGAGCAGAAGTCCATAGTTAATCCTCGAGCAGGATCAATTGGTGTTAATTACACTTACGGATTTTAATACAAAAGAAAAAAGCCGCACTGAGCGGCTTTTTTTATGGATGGTGCGCGATGACAGGATCGAACTGCCGACATTCTGCGTGTAAAGCAGACGCTACTACCTCTGAGCTAATCGCGCATTGTTTATATAATATATAGCCTTTTTATCGTATTGTCAATAAAAAAGAGAGCGGAAGTGCCCGCCCTCTTAGTCTATGTTCTATCCTATTGAGATTAGAACTTGTAGTTAGCACCAACCGATACGATGTTGTTGTTCTTGAACTTAACACCCTCGTATGACTGGATATAACGGTAACGACCATCGAGCTCAAAGTTCTTTGAAAGCTCATAACGAGCGCCAACACCTAGATTGTAAAGTGCCTTAGCGTCGTCAGTGAAGTCCTTCTGTCCCTTACCCCATGCATTCCAACCAAGCCCAGTGCCTGCAAATGCGTAAGGTGTGACACCAAAACCAACTGGATACTGTACAACAGCATTAGCAAACAATAGCTGGCCTGGCTGAGTTGTAGTTGGCTTTTCTTTTGATGTATAATCAAAGGTAGCTTCAGTACGGAAGTAACGATTCCACTCGTAACCACCAACTGCACCAATTGAGTATGGACTTGTGTTCCATGTGTAATCGGTTGCCTTGGCATAGTTTGTGCCAATATTACCGCCTACATAATAACCACCCAAACCGAACGCACTTGTTGCGGCTGCCGGCACTGCCGGAGCGGTCTTGCTAGGTAGATCTGCTGCTAGTGCGGAACCCAATAGGGCGACCGAGGCCAACAGACTTGCTAGTGTCTTCTTCATAACTTTCTCCTTTTTTAGTTACTCTATACTTATATAACAAAACTAGACCAATGTCAAGTTTTTATTTGTTATAAAATACAAATACTGGACAAATTTCCAGTTTTGTATTTATCATTATGAACTACGTATAAACAATAAGTTTATTCGAATTCAAATAATCCATTACCAAACTTTTCGTTTTCACCAAAGAGATAATCGTATTCTAAGCTGTTAGCGCATACAATATTACGATTTACAATAGATCTTAGATCTTCTCTACCACAAAGCAATCTTTCTCGACAAAGATCGACATTATCCTGCATTAGATCTACTCCATAAGTAGTGCTTAATGCTTCTTCTAAAGTACTACCGTATTCTATCTTTCGTATAACAACTTCTCCTAAGAACTGCCCGTCTCCACAACTATTATCACAGAATGTCTTAGATGGATCTTGGAACAATTCTTCTGGTAATCTATCTAGCATTTCTTGTACTAAAGGTGTTGGAGTGAATACTTCACCTGTAGCTTTAACACGTAGCTGATCTCGATCAACTCCGCTCATATATTCTCGTTCACGGATGTGATTAATTATGTGTAGCAATGTAGTCAATCTCTTCTTGTGTAAGATTAAAGTGATTGTAGATCTTATTATCGTCCCAGTCTTCCGTGAAGTTAGTTACTGGAATAAAATTAAGGATCTGTGACAGTATATATTGTGTCCATCGATTGCTGTTCATGATAAAATGTATCAATTTAGAATTAAAAAAGTTATTGGCATATTCTCCCTTTTCATTATCTTTTAGGAATAACACACTAACTGCTTGTCTAGCTCCAAATTCTCCCTTATCATCTACAATACATTGATACTTTCCTACATACGTAACAAGTACCTTCCTTTTAGCAGCATCAGGGTCTAATGAACTTGCCCACCTTACTGGTTTGTAAGAATGAGCGTCAATGAACGGATATTTAAAAACATCGTCTTTGTCATTTTGAACATTAATTGACCCAACGACCTTTTTCCAACGCATCTTAAATAGTCTAGCATTTTCACTATTGCTTAATACCTTAGAATGTATAGACAATGATAGAGGATTTAGGTCTTTTGGGATAAAAGACATGTTTTTTAGATTTATATCAAATTCCCCATTAGGAGTATTAATAGAAGTTTTAGTATAATTATTTGATTTCTTAATAATAAAATAACAGGGATCAATACCAACATTTTTAAAATGCTTTTTAACGTTAAAATCTACATGTTCTAGATTGTATTTCTTAAAATAATCATTAAGGATTGATTCTCTAGAACCCATTAGATCGTATGTAGGGCTAGTCCATGAATCTGGAGTGATAAGAGATACATATCCATCATTCTTTACAAGATCTAGAGATTGGGTAATAAATTTAACCCATAATGCTCCATTTCCTGTAACTTTCTTTCCATGTTCACGATGTTCTTGATATGGAGGATTTCCAACTACAACATCAAACTTCATATCTGTCTCCAATTTGTTAATGTAGTTAGTACCCATCTTTTTAGCGAAGGTATTCTTGTTTTCATGATCTGAAAACAAAGTGATTTTTTTAGGATCCACTTTATAAGTATATATTAAGCTAGCCACAAATTCAACATTAAACATAACCAAGATATCACCATCTAGATTAATCTTAGAAAGTATCTCTTCAATTAGTGGACGTGGTGTAAAGATATCATGCCCACCGTCAAAAGAGATTATCTTTTTCTTTAAAACCATGTAGATCTTGTCAACTTGATTCATGTCATCTCTCTGTGCTACAAGTTTATAATAACATAGTTATAGATGTTGTCAACAACCCATTTCAGTACGGAATGTATTCCAAAATGGTAAGTTTTGGTCCACGAGAGTTTTTAGATCTTTATATCCAATAACACGGACGTTATTGTGATACATATTTTCTTTTACTTGCTGATTGAGATCTTTAGCCGTAGTAAAAATAGTTAGATCAGCATTGTGGTATTTTGGATTGGTCCGAGATGTAGCTACGAAATTAGAAATGTTATCTGCATTAGCTGTAAGATCTTTCTTTACATTTGAGCGATATTTAATCTGTACAGTATGCTGATTACCATTATGGCTAAATCCGTATCCATCTATACCCATATCTCTACCATCAAGTTTATCGCTATGTGGGCGATATTCTATAATATTGATACGTTTGTCGATTGGGCTACAAGTTATTAGCACTTCCACGAATGCTTCAAGTGCATCACCTTTGTAATCATCGGGAGAAAAATTCCTTAATTTCCACACAGGATCTTCGGATAGCTTTTCTACATTACGCATAAATGCGCTTAACTTATTCACTCCAGTAAGTAGTTTTTTTGGATCAGGACATGTTACACTAAATCGATGTTTCATACTAGTTCCTCGCTAAACAACATTTCGAATCTGTCCTCATCAGTGTCAAGGTGCTGAAGCTCATTAACAAATTCTTCATCTTCAACTTCATGGAAAATTTCAGTAATAAACAAGTTAGCAAAGTTATTCTTAAGTTCACCATAAGCATCGTTAATGTTAACATCGTCTGGCATATGTCTTGGTACTCCAGTTTCAATCACGTCTTCTGCAGAAATATCATAACCACCATTTCGAATAGCAGATACGTAGGCTTTAACATTTTCTTTCATGTCCTCATCGTCGTTAATAACACTTACTGATATCAACGCCCATCGTTTGGCACCCGGATCGGGTTTATATACACGCACAGCCCTGCCAATAGTTTGTAACAATTTAGCCAATCCCATATTACGCATAATTGATACACCAGTAATCCCGTCTACATCGATCCCTTCGCTAAGGATATCATAATGGAAGATCAAACAATTCTCCGATCTAGTCAATTCCGGAAGAAATGCATGTTCACGATCTACCTTTTCGTTATTAATCCTGGATCCATTTTTAGAAGTAATAGTAAAAATATCGTGATCAGGAAATTCTTCTTTAATCTTTCCTATGTTATCTTCAATCGTCTTAACGTCGTCGGTACCTTTCATAGCAAACAAGATCTTAGTAAACCCAAGTTCTTTATCTGTGTTGGCTATCTGTGCTTTTGTAGTTTCAATAACTTCCGATACAATGCTGTGTTCTTCGTTGCGACTTTCACAATACATAACATGCAGACGCGGCGGCAGGATTAGCCCTAATTTGATTAGATCAGCTGGACTAATATAATAGAGTCTTTCTCCATATACCTTAGTATTGTTTAAGCCACACCCATTGCTACTAGCTGTATGTTTCTCAGTAGCAGTAAAGAACAACTTAACTCTAGAATTAATGTTTTTAATTACATCATTAAATTCTTTACCAACACAATATTGGCTTTCGTCTGCAATCATGGTATCAAAATTAATATCAATCAGTTTAAACGCACTATGATATGTACTAAACACAACTAGATCTTGACCAGACTGAACTGCATTGTCATATGCGGTTAGGATTTCAAAAACCTGTGTAGTAGCTTTTTCTTTCCACTTAATACCCTTTTCCTTTTCCCAGTCAGTTTCGTGACTACCACTATGGAATGCCATTGCACGATATGTATATCCGCTATATTTACGGAACTCACCAATTAACTGATTAGTAAGAAGGATACGAGGAGCCAATACTAGATGTATCTTGGTTTTGACATTATGTTCTCGTTGATAGTCAAGCGCCGCCGCTTCGATGAATGTTTTGCCGCCGCCAGTTGGGATAACGATTCGTCCTACAGCTGATCCAGAACCATTTTGGATTGCGTTTACGATTTTATCAAGTGCTTCTTGTTGATGTTTATGTAGTGTTGGCATCGTTATCCCTCTGCGTTATAGTCTAATAATAACATAGCTAGTAGGTTTGTCAACTGTTTTTAATGGAGCGGACGATGGGGTTCGAACCCACGACCTTCTGCTTGGCAAGCAGAAGCTCTACCACTGAGCTACATCCGCCTCATTAATATTTATTATTAATCTATTTCCACGAAATTTTTATTGTATGTGCTCTTTGACATATATTCCATATCATTCATCCGATTGGGTGGAATACGGAATACATAGGAATTTCCATTTCTCTCAAATGCTCCCCAGGCCATTTTCCCTGGCTCAATTTCTTTCCTAATCCAATTCTTTCTATCCCCATTCATTATCATTTCTCTAGCACCTTCGTATGCTTCTCTCATTTTTTCTTGTATATATTTTTCATCAAAGTTATATACTCCTGAGTCGGATACTTCTTGGAACTGATCATGATAATGCATTCTATACTGAGATAATATTTTTTCCTTTACTGTTGATTGATCATAAGGAGTGCTAATAATCCTTTCAATACTCATCCCACCCATACTATGGCAAGATTTTGACCCATGCTTACGAGTTTTAACTTCGACTCCAATATCTGGTATATCAAGAGTGCTATTTTTTTGCACATTATATCCATTTTTAATTAATTGATCCTCAGCCCATTTTCCAACATTTCCATTAGACTGGTTAAATGGAATTTTAGTTCTAGGTTGGATACCTTTTTTAAGACCTGTTAACTTTGCCTTTGCCATTTTTATCTCCATAAGTTATGGCTGAGAGACTAGGGGTCGAACCTAGATTAAAGGAATCAAAATCCTTCGTCCTACCATTAGACGATCTCTCATCATTTTTATATTTTACATTCTTATACGCTTAAGAACAAGACTTTAATTAGCTGGCCCGATAGGATCGCTCCCTCGGTATGGTTGGTTGTAGACTCGGGCCAAGATCTACCCACGGGTCAGGTCTACCATTACCTACCCATTTTGACCAGCTAGGCTGGTGAACAGCGACAGTTTGAGGTACTGTCAAACCTTGCTCTAGCAGCCCATCCCACTGTTTCGCTAGAGACGGAAGCGGTTAATTTAGTGGGTCCGCTCAAGTTCATTCTTCGCGCTCTGCCTTAAGAGCTTGCTTAACTAGCCAATTGATAGTTACTAACTTCTGTTCGTCACTCCATCCTTTAGAATCCATAATTACTTTGATCCTATTTAGTATGTCTAGACACCAAGTTAGATGTGCATTTGTTAGATCAATATTACTCATTATGCCTTGGCTTCTTTAGGTTTCGACATTGGCTCCATGCTGTGGACAATCTCGATTTTGCTAAATTCAGGCTTAGTTGATTTTTCTTCTTCTACGATTTCCTGAATTTTCGATTCTTCAACTTTAGGAACAACAGGAACAACAGGAACAATAGCTCCAATTCGGTTATCAGGTCGAAGTGTTCGATGAAAGTTAAAACTTTCTGTTAGTAACCTATATTGATATTCTCTATTGGCAAGTCCATCACTATAGATAGTGACTAATACTATTGCCCAACCAATAGCTGCGATAGTAGCATACATATCATTGTTCAAGAATTGTTTGATTATGAAATGGATACCAACTGAGCTGCTAACACCAATAGCAATAAAGAACAGAGTCTTTCCTAGGTGTCTAGCATACATTTCTGTAAAAAATCGATTCATATCATTTTCCGATTTCAATTGTCACGTTCCATGCTAACTACTTCTTTAATGAGAGCAATTAGACTGTCTAGTTCAGCAACTGTGATCTTAGCAGTCTTCCAATCGTCCTTGGAATCTTTACCACCAACTTCAATCATATATCCATTGTCATACATATTAACAGTGAATGATTCGTTTACTACTTTAAGCTTGTCACTAATCTTTGATACTGTTTTAGTCATTGTACATCCTGTAAGTTTATGAGTGGCTCCGGGAGTAGGAATCGAACCTACCTGATGAACAGATTAACAGTCTGCTGGCTCACCTTGTGCCCGTCCCGGAATACTTAACTCATTACTTTTATATACTATACTATCTTTACTATGTTGTCAACCTTTGACATGGAATTCTCAGTCCCTTTAGCTAAGTCCGTAGCTGCTACTATTGCTGTCAGGTAGCCTAGCTAGAGCCACGTACTCTAGCATACGACCATTCCTCTATCACGTCAGCCTAAACTATGTTTCGGGTTGGGAGATTTTAAAACGGAACGATTCCTTATATATTTGGTGCCCTCCCTCGGATTCGAACCGAGAACCTCTTGCTTCTAAGGCAAGTACCTCTGACCAGTTGGGCTAGGAGGGCATTATTAATATTTACTTGTTTAAATGGCGCCCCCGGAGAGATTCGAACTCCCGACCTACGGTTTCGAAGACCGCCACTCTATCCAGTTGAGCTACGGAGGCATTAACATATTATGTTAGCGATTAATTGATCTATATAAATGTTAGGACCACATCGATACCATAGGTATAACCCCAACAATAACCAAACAATTACGGATAAGGATATTGTTATATAAAAATCTTTCAATTTTAATCTGGTATTATTTCCCTAGTGACAGTTCTTTGTATACCATGATCTTTATTATATTCTATTCTATCACTTTGAACTTTAATTGTTGAAGGGAGTTGTTCGTATTCTGCTAACGCTTCAGCTGAAGTCCATAATGATACACTTATTCTTTTAAGCCCGTCATTTTCCTTAGTAAAAGTCCTAGTTAATACTCCATCTCTTTTATATTTTTCTACATCTTCTGTATGTTCTGGTACTGCTGAAAATGGTTCAACATCAATACTTGGTAATATTTCAATTGTTGTAATTTTAATCATTTTATTTCTCCAATATTGTTATTTACTTTAATAATGGCGGAAGCGGTAGGATTCGAACCCACGGAACCTTGCGGTTCTTCAGTTTTCAAGACTGACGCCTTAAGCCGGACTCGGCCACACTTCCTTTTAGAATATTTATATATAGATTTGACTCAGTTAAAAAAAAATAATGGCGATCCCAAGGGGAGTCGAACCCCTCACTCCTGCGTGACAGGCAGGTGACTTAACCGATAATCGATGGGATCTTTCTTTCTAGTACTGTTAACCCGTTATTATTCTTGTAGTGTTCTTTAACTGTCCATTCGGAATTTTCTAATAGGAATTCTGCTACGGCAATTAATAATCCGTATGGAGATGTTTCACCAACTTTTCCATAAGTTACAGTATCGTGGAATACTATATACTTTCTTACCTTATTGGCAAATTTATTAAGCTCTTCACTACATTGCTCGTAATTATGCAGAGTATCGATGAATAACAGATCTGTTTCTGCTATAGTATCCAATTGGAGAACATCCTCTACTACATACTGTGCTTTCTTATTTGAAATCATTGCATTAGAAAATAAGTGAGCTGCTATATAAGAATAGGCAATATCATATGATACAAGTTCAACATCATTAATAAGCCAAGCATGGCTGCTTGTTCCATGCCAAACACCCAGTTCGGTTACATGTTTACAGTCTTTAGCTAATCTAGCTAGTGTTGGTAGATGTTCATGGATATCTTTTCCTAAGTCACCATTACATGCTTTCAAATAAGCTTCATTAAAATCGTACATTTTATTTCCTTTTTCTACTTATAAAAATTAGATCCTAGCCTCAATTCGTTGCACAGCCTGCGGAGGCATTTATCGGGTTTCCCAGCAACTTTTCACCCACTATGTGAGCTACGGACTATTAAGCGAAAGCCGCATTAACGATCGCATGGACCTAAATATGGTGGGGGAAGTAGGACTCGAACCTACGAAGTCTAAGACAGAAGATTTACAGTCTCCCCCCTTTGCCGCTCGGGACATTCCCCCATGTTCTAATAATAACATCTTATAGCTAGATGTCAAGATTTATGTGTTATGTAATCTACAATATCCGGAAATGCTTCTTTCCACGATATATTTCGTGCTGAATCATTTTTCTCTAGATCATTAATTAATTGTTTGCTTTGATTTGTGTCTTCCGGAGTAGCCTCTATTATTTTTATGATATTATGATCTGCTCCGTATTTTTCAATTAATATTAATTTTAATGATAAAGGTAATCTGTTAATACCAAATTTTCCATGACAAGAACTTGTTGAAATTTTTATATTATATTTTTTACCCCATTCTTCTAAATTATCAAAATAAAAAGCATTTAATGGGTTTATAGTACAATTGATACCAATATTTACATTTTTATCTAACATTTTGATTATGTTTTTTTCAACTTTGTTCCATCCCAATGGCCATCTAATATATTCAAAAACTTTATCTGTTCCATCAATACTAAAAAAAATTTTAATATTTTTAAATCTACTCCAAACTTCAAATACTTCTTCGTCAGGAAATATACTACCATTAGTAGCATATCTAATTTCAACTTTCTCAGGATGAGGTATCATTTTTAATACATTAAAATGTGTATCTCCTAATAACGGTTCTCCGCCTAAAAATTTCATAGTTTTTAGATTTTCTAGATTAATCAATGATAATGCATCTTTATAATCAAAGTTGTTTTCAATTTCATTAATTCCAAGCTGTTTACGCCAAAGGCTACTTAACCAAGGTCCACATATAATACAAGCAGCATTACAAGTGCTGTTCAATTGTAATTCTAATTCATATGCATCACCATCTACAGCATTGTTTGGTATGATTCTATTTGAAAATTGTCTAGTACTTTCCTGATATCCATATTTTTCTCTATTAATACATTCATAACAATATTTTTCTTTATCGTTTTCAATGTCTTTTATGTAATTCGTTCTTATCAACTCTATATCTTTTTTATTCGGAATGGGTCTAGGTCTAATCCAACAACATGGTTGATAACCTAAAGATCCGTCCTTTTCAGCAATTCTATAAGAGTTGCTTAGTTTTTTACAATAACTATTTGCCATCTTATTATTTATCTGCTGGTACTACCTCCAGGATTTGAACCTGAACTCCGAGAACCACAACCTCGGGTGCTCACCATTACACTAAGGTAGCATTATTTTATCTAGCACTTATCTTATAGATAAGTAATTTTATGCATAAGAACGCCCTCATACACGCTGAAAAATTTTATAACACATATTGTTCTTCAAACCCACAAGATCTAAAAGTAGTTGAAATTGGATCCTATGATGTAAATGGATCGGTTAAAACTTTCTTCAAAGACGTAAAAGAATACGTCGGAGTTGACTTCAATCCAGGTCCTGGGGTTGATGTTATATTAACAGATCCCTATGAATTTCCTTTTGAGGATAATACATTTGATGTGCTACTAACAACATCTTGTTTTGAGCATTCGGAAATGTTTTGGTTGACTTTCCTCGAAGGTATGAGGATATTGAAACCAAACGGATTATTATATCTCAATGTTCCTAGTAGTTGGATGTGCTATCATCAGTTTCCGGTTGACTGCTGGAGATTCTATCCAGATTCGGGTAAAGCACTAGAGACTTGGGGTAAGAGAAATAAAATTCCAGTTATGGTTTTAGAAAGCTACATATCAGCTCCAACAGCATTAGCCGAATGTTCTGATTTTGTTGCAGTTTTCCTAAAAGACGGTTCTTTTCAGGATATATATCCCGCAAGAATAGTTGATACTATGATCCCATATAGGGAATTCTTTAATGCTTTTAGATTCCCTGCTAACGGAAACTATTCTGGAACTTGGAATTTTCCTCATCATCCTCATCCAATGGATACTAGACATCCGCTATCTTGTTAATATTAAGGTAGAATATGTTTTTCCATTATTTTATCGTATTCTAATTTTGAGGAAGCTTTAGGAGCACATAATCCACATTTACATTGAGATTTTTGACAAATTATTATAGGTAATGTATTATTTTTAATATTATTTCTTAGTTCTGAAAGGAAAGTCTCAGTATTATTAAGATTTCCTATTGGTTCTACTTTTCCATTAAACCCCATTTTACAATCTTTATTAGTGAATATTTCACCACTTACTTGTTTAACAAATACAAAGAATCGGTTTACTGAACAGTGCCAACCTTTAAAATTATTGTTAGGAATATAAGTTTGGGTAGATTCATAATCACCGTTAACATGCATTTGATTTCCGCCACAGCAGCTTCTACCTTTTGAATCCATATTTACTATGGACATTATTTTTTTATGTATTGGTATTTTTGTAGTTATTCCACGTAATTCGTCCCACCATTGAACTTGTTCTTTTGTATAATAAAATTTAAAATTATGCCATTGATGATCTAATTGTCTAGGCAAATATGGTACATTATTTAATTTACACCATTCAATCATTTTTATGCAATTATCCCAATGTTTAGTATGCATTAATATAGCACAATGAAAGTGTTTGTTTTTTTTCATTAGTTCGAGTATGTTATTACGTACTAATTCTTGTTGTTCTTCTGTGCTCTCTGAATGATAACTAACCGTAAAAAAATCAACAAGATTGATTATTTTATTCCATATCTTTTCTTTAACAACAGCATTTGTAACAGTTTGAACACTTAGATTCCATTTGTCTTTATATAGTTCATGTTTTTTCTTAATATACTCAAGTATTTCAACAATATTGGGATGAAACAAACTTTCTCCACCAAATACATTTAATCCAACATACCTGTGCTTATGCAATCTCTGTGACATATATATATCAACATATTCTAATAAAAAATCAATAGTTTTAAAACAATCTGTTAAATTAGGATGTGGTATTGCATTATTATGATCATTAACTCCACAATAAGAACAATCTAAATTACATTTTAATGTAACCTCCCAAGTAATTTGAAATGAGTTCATTTGATTACATTGTGGTTCTATTGATTTATACATATTCATTTTTTATTGTTCCCAAACTGTTTTAAATTTACTTAACATTTTAAAAAAATCTAAGTTTCGGTCATTAGATAAGATTAAAACATTTTTTTTAAAATCATTCCAATCGCTATTATTAGCGTCATTAAATCTATCTATGGTTATTTTAAAAGGATTTAATTCTAAGTCTTTAAATTCCTCAATTAATATTTCTTTTGTAAGACTTGGTAAAATTGATACCGATTGCCAACTAGGATCTGTTAACCAATCCCAACTAAATTCCCAATTTGGGAAATTAATTTTTATGTATGAGACAAATTCTTTCAAATATAAAACATTAATTGCGTTAATAACACAATGTATTTTTAATGTTACATTTGAATTTTTTTTAAACCAGTTATCATATACTTGTAAATTTTCAATTATCTGATTAAATTTACTTGGCCATCTAAACCAATCATTTACTGAATATAATCCATCTAAACTTATATTAATAGATAAATGTTTGCTATTTTCTAATAATATCCTTAATTCATTATTTGGAAGAATAGTTCCATTGCTAATAATTAGGATATTTAATTTTGAAAGATCAATTCTTTTTAATAAATTAATAAATTTTTCCTGCGCCATTAATGGTTCTCCGCCAATTATTTTAAGATGTTGTAATTGGCTTAGGTCTAATGTTTCGATAGAAAAATTATTTTCTAAAATTCCTATCTTTCCTATTTTACCTTTTTTATAATCTTCATTATACCATTTAGAAGATGAATAACTGCTACAATGTACACACGCAAGATTACAAAGATTGTTAAAAGCTACTTCTAATTGTAACAAAGAATCTAGATTTTCATTTTTAGGAGTATAATGTTTGAGACTGAATTGTCTCATACTTTCCATTCCGCTTTCTTCGTCTTTATAACATCTATCACAATTTGATATTTTTTCTCCGGCTAACATCTTCTGCCGTAATTCTATCCAATGTTTAGAACTTCTTGGGTCTGTACTATCAACTGTAGCATCTCTATTATTATCGTAAGAATGGTTATATCGACAACAGGGCACTAATTGTCCATTTGGGCGAATAGTTGAGCCAACCCACGGATAAGAACATAAAGATTTGTTAATCATCCTATATTTAATATAGTCTATGGTAGACCGTGAGGGATTCGAACCCCCGACAAAGTGATTAAGAGTCACCTGCTCTACCATCTGAGCTAACGGTCCGTATATGGTGCCGGTAGATGTACTCGAAACATCTTGGACTAGTGTATGAGACTAGCGCGATTGCCACAACCGCCCTACCGGCATGTTTGGCTGGGGAACATGGACTCGAACCACGAATAGAGGAGTCAGAATCCTCTGTTATACCGATTTAACTATTCCCCAATAGTTGGTGGACAAACCGGGACTTGAACCCGTTCTAACAGCCCCCTTGCGGGCCCCCAGCTGTTAGCCATTCCCCTCACGTTTGCCCATATTGGAGGAGCCACTCAGATTCGAACTGAGACCTTAAGGATTTGCAGTCCTTCGCATTAGCCGTTTTGCTATGGCTCCAATTGGTTGGCTTGGAAAGAGTTGAACTTTCGTCGTACGATTATCAGTCGTATGCTCTACCGTTGAGCTACAAGCCATAAATACTCTCATGACACACAGTTACATCTATGTGATCGGCGGAGACGAACCGCCCTTCAAAGTAGGGATCAGCAAAGATCCAAACAAACGTCTTAAAAATCTACAAACTGGACATCCCTATCCAATACGTATACATTCACTAACAGAAACTTGTGTCACTAAAACTAAACTGTTAGAAACAGTTATACATCGTAATCTCAAACACTTACGCACTAGTGGAGAATGGTTTGATGTTCCAGTTAAGGATCTAATACTAGAAGTACAATATGTTATTATGCGTTATGGTGAGGATCCTATATTAAAGACACTTCTCAAACATAACATGATTTAATAGTAATGGTGCCGCTTGTCGGATTCGAACTGACCACCTAATCATTACTAGTGATTTGCTCTGCCAAATGAGCTAAAGCGGCTTAACCATTATTATTATTACTATTATATATCAATTCTTATCATTTGTCAAATAAAATGTTCTATCGTATAGTTTTGCTTTTACTTGACTGTAAATAGCCGTTTCTTTTTCGTAAAGAGATTGCTTATCCAAAGTTAATTGACGTTGAGTAAAACTTCCTGCATGATAGTGCCATGTGTTAGTAATAAAGTAATTCTTTAGTCCTTTGAAATGATGATAATCAAATATAAAATTATCACCGTAACCTAGATATAAGCCCTCAGGTATATCACACCAATTGCTCTTTCGAACAAACATTAATTCGCCAAAACCTTCGCAATTCTGTCCAATAAATGGTTCAAAATCTATCATACCATTTGTTAATGGAGTTTGACCATATGCTACTATACCTGATGAAAGACCTACAGCTCCTATCTCAGGTTTAAAGAACTCATCTACTTTAAAGAACAAACGTAAATCAAAATGTATGTCATCATTCAATATACAGATTATATCTGATTCACAGATCCGAACACCTTCGTTCCATGCTGGATTTATGAAGATATTTTTTCCAAATGTGATAACTTTAATCTTTTCATGATTTAAAATTTCATCATTTGGTTTTTTATCAGGAGCATTGTCAATAATGACAATTTCTTTAATGACATCTAATCTTACGATTGATTTGAGGAAATCTAAGTATGGCTGATATAGCCACATTGTGGGTGAAACAACACTAATCATCATGTATATATCATATATGGATGGCACCGACGCTAGGATTTGAACCCAGGAGAACGGTTTTGGAGACCGTCATGTTACCACTACATCACGTCGGTATTTGGTAGAGCGTAGGGGAATCGAACCCCTCTTTGCGGCGTGAAAGGCCACCGTCCTAACCGATAGACGAACGCTCCATATTCTTTCCAAATATACTCCTCGCCGGAAACCACTTGTACGTCCATACGGATCCACGTACCGGTCGAGGGCTGCTCTTATACTTAGGGAGCAGCAGCCTGCTTACATACTTTTAACCACGCACCGTTACTTGCGGCACTGTGACTTTCTTGTGTTTATTTCGAGCCTTGATATTCTTTTTCAACGCCTTCATAAACAGTTCCTTCTCTTTAATAGTATCACGGGCTAAACAAGCCTGATACATTTCATTGAGTAATTTAGGCCACTTCATTTGTTTCCTCCTTTACCAACAAAAAACCCCGGACTTTCTAGTTCCAGGGTTGCTTATACAATATGTGATTCACATCACCGCATAAGAACCCGTCCGGTATCTTCATACCAGCAATTCATAATATATTGAGTCTGCTTATGCTTGAACATGTGTATTCCTTATTGTCTTTTATTTATACACGAGAAAGACAAACCTGTCAACCTGTGTTTTACCAATGTCGGATAACGCCTGCTACGATAAAAATATTTGTTATTACGTAACATAACACAATCACTGTACGTATGCAAGCGATTTCATCTGCTTCTTTATCCGTTTTTCCGGACTTTTCGCCTAGTGCTTTAGCCCAAAGTCTCCAAATCCTAATCATGCGACCCATAATAGTAGTGGCGGAAGGTGTGAGATTCGAACTCACGGTACCCTTTAGGGTACGACGATTTAGCAAACCGTTGCCTTAAGCCTCTCGGCCAACCTTCCGTGTTATTATTAATATATAGTCTCACAGTTTCTTTGTCAACATTATATCTGTTAAAGCAGAAACTAGTTCTTCAATCATTCCGTCTGTGTGTAATGGTGTTGGAGCGAACCTCAACCTCTCAGTGCCGATTGGAACAGTTGGATAATTTATTGGTTGGCAATAAATGTCTTTCTCTTCTATTAGCACACTACTTATATATTTACAGACCGTAGCATCGCCCACTAGAACTGGAACGATATGGGTGTCATTCATCATGACAGGTAATCCTGCGTTTAGTAGATCAAACTTTAGTTTACGGGCTCGATCTTGATGTTGGACTCTTAATTCATTGTGATCTTTGAGATACTTAACAGCAGCAAGTGCTCCACTACAGATAACAGGACTCAAACTAGTAGTAAATATGAATCCACTGGCTATGCTGCGGATAGCATCTATAACAACATCATCACTAGCGATGTATCCACCAGTGACTCCGAATGCTTTGCCTAGTGTTCCATTTATAATATCGATCCGATCTCGTAGTCCTAGCAGTTCACTATATCCACCGCCATGCTCTCCATAGAGCCCAACAGCATGGACTTCGTCTAGATATGTTATAGCCCCGAATCGATCTGCTAGGTCGCATATCTCCTTCATCTTAGAAATAGACCCATCCATTGAATAAACGCTTTCAAATACTATACAAGGTGTTCCAACATAGCACTCTTTAAGCAAAGACTCCAAATGATCTAGATCGTTATGCTGATAAATCAGTCTTTTAGCGCCGCTATGTCGCATCCCTTCTATCATACTGGCATGATTCTTGCTATCACTGACGTATATTATGTCCGGAATGATCTTTTTAAGTGCTATTAGGCTCCATTCGTTAGCCACGTATGCTGAAGAGAACACTAATGAACGTTCTTTATCATGCAGGCGGGCTAACTCTAGCTCTAGTGCTACATGATAGTGAGAAGTTCCACTGATGTTGCGTGTGCCGCCACTTCCTGCTCCTGTAGCATCTAGTGCTGTTCTCATAGCATCAATGACTACTTTATGCTGACCCATTCCAAGATAATCGTTAGAGCACCAATTCACGACCTTTTTAACACCGTAGGGTCCATACCACATCGCATAGGGAAAATCACCACGCTCACGCATGATGTCGTTAAAGACTCTGTATTTTCCTTGATCTTTAAGTGACTGTATCACTGCTTCAAATGGCTGAGTGTTTAGCATCACTTATTTAAGCTTTGGAGCGGGGTACGAGATTCGAACTCGTTTCTTCAGCTTGGAAGGCTGATGCACAACCCATATGCCAACCCCGCGTCTCAATATTACTTATACTACTATATCTTCTCAGGGATGTCAATCTGAGTTAATCCCATAATCCCATATAATGTTCTCCAAAAAGATTTAGACCTTCTTGGATTTTCTCGTAATATTTTGTATAAGCATCCTTATCGAACGCATGTGTATTTAGTGGACCCTTATCCATGCGATAATAAATCTCACCTGTATATGTGCTATCTACTTCGTTGCCTAGCACATCTACTTTAGTCCAGATGATATCATGCTTACCAGTATGGAATTGACTATCACGATCTTCCATACAGATCTGTTCAAAACTCCAGACCATCTTGTCCATGATCTCTTCCCACTGCTTATGACCTAGATCATTTGCCTTTTTATCATCTTCCTTGTAGAAGTCAAATGATGCCTGCGGCCAGTGATGATTAGAATCCTCTTGGAACCCTTTCATCCCACCTGGACTGCCATGCTTTGTTTCACGGAGTTGCTTTAACATTGGGAGGATGATCTCTCCCAATGTTTCAGCCATGTTCCAAGTATCCTGTCGGTCGATACGGATGCTCTTCTTCTGTACTGCGTCTGGATCACGCTTTAGAATCGCACTACTAGGATATCGACCGATAAAAATTTTCAAATTATTCTCCTGCGTCTTCTCGCTTTTCAATCACACGATCAGCAAGCCCATAAGCAACTGCTTCTTGTGCGCTCATAAATCTATCACGTTCCATATCTCTATGGAAAGTATTGTAGTCATTTCCTCTACTGTTATGCTTAACGTAGATCTGTGTTAGATAGTGCTTCATCTTTTCAATCTCAGCAGCCTGGATCAAGATATCTGTAGCCTGCCCACTCGCACCACCACTAGGTTGATGGATCATATGTCTAGCATGTGGGAGGATGAATCGCTTGTTAGGAGCACCTGCTGTAGCAAGTAGACTTCCCATAGAGCAAGCCTGCCCCATAACGATAGTAACGATGTCTGGCTTAACAAACTGCATCGTATCGTAGATAGCCATACCTGCTGTTACTGATCCGCCAGGACTGTTAATGTATAGATAGATATCCTTGCTGGGATTTTGGCTTTCTAGGAACAGCAACTGGGCAGCGATAAGCCCACTCATCTGATCATGTACTTGCCCTTCAAGCATAATAATACGATCCTTTAGTAGTCGACTAAAGATATCATAGCTACGTTCGCCGTTAGCTTCTTTTTCAACTACAATAGGTACCAAATTTGCCATTACTCTTCCTCATCCTTTGTTAATTCAATTTCACCAGTAATCCAGACTTGCCTATTCTGCATATGCCAGCCGTTCTTACCCCATTTATCCCAATTATATTTCTTGAACCAATTCTGTTCCTTCTTGGGCATGTCCTCGGGAAATTCCCATTCCTCACTAACTATATCAGCATCTTTATAACTACCAGTTGGAATATTTAACGATAGTACTTCCATCTGGTCTTCGGGATCATAGCCTACGAAGTCAGGCTCACTATCAAATACTACATGAGTTTTAGCATAAGTCAACCTCTGTTCTACGATCTGGTCATCCTTGGTCCAATGCTCAACTACAACTAGTGGAGTTTCACTATCAACATACCAAGATATTTCCTGCTCTAGTTCTAGAGGACCACTAACCCAATATTCTGTATCTCTTAGAACCCATCCTTCGTTCTCAAGACCTTCGTCGCCTTCTTCTTCGTAGATTTCACTTAGGCGATCAACTTCTTCCTCGTCTACATCATCAGGCCAAGTCCAATCTTCCCAGCATCCATCATCCTGCTCCATATCTATAACGTCACCTAGATCATAGAGTTCGATTTGATCTTTATCTGGATTGTAGTTGCTAAGATCAGGTTTCTCTTCATATCGTGCCCAGCACCAGCGCCAGCCAATTTCTCGTTGGGCAGTTAGTTCTCCCTTCTCGAAATATTCAATCTGTGTACAGGATTTCTTTTCTTGTGTACTAAGCTTCCAGGTCATGTGTAACTCCTTGTAACTGTCCTAGATATCTCTTTAGCTCTTTATCAGTTGGTTCAACACTGTAATTCTGTTTGAAGAAGATCTCGTAACTATCACTGCCATATTTTCCAATACCGTAAAGCTCAGTAGCGTCGTTAAAGTTCCACCAAGTTACTAGATCCTGGGTCATCCTACGTAAGCGATTCTCACGCACATTTCCCATACCTAATGGCCATATGATCTCTTTAACTTCCTCAGGTGGGCTCATCATAAACCTCATCGGTGTTGGCCATTTGTGCATAAAGATTGGAAACACTGTCTTAACAGGTTTGCGTCCTGTTTGGTTAAGCATAATAACTGCTACCATATGTTGCCAGATACGAACATGTTCTTCTGTACCAGGCAACTGTTCTTGGACCATTAAGTCATCACGTAGTGGGTGTATCATTACCTTATCCGATTTAGATCGATGATTTCAGGACCTGAACTAGCAAATTCTAACCCAGACTGTTTAGCCATATATAAGTTGCTTTTAGCATTGTAAGTCATTTCCATCTTGATAGAACGTTCGATGCTGACAACTAATCTCTGCTTTGGATTAAAAGAGATAACCTCTGCTATCATACTTTTTCCATTATCCGAACATGTCACTGAAGTTGTTGGTTTGTGGGATATCTGTCTTTGGCGCATCTATTTTTCCTTTTATCTTGACATAACTTAACTTAGTCATTGGATACTTATCTTTTTCTAAAACGTGGTTCTTGATCCTACCATTGATCTCGATCTTCTCACCTTGCTTTACTGGAACAGTAGCATTAGAAAAGAAGAAATATAAATTGCCATCGCACAATCCCTGTACAATAGTCGTCTGATAATTATTGCTCCAGATAGCCCTTGTAACTTCAAAATCAATTAGAGAAACCCTACCACCAATAGCACCAACGTGTTGGCTATTAGCCATACGCTTCTCTAGTTCAATAGCATATGATTCTTTATCGTAATACAACGGAGCACTAGCAATAAATCCAAAATCATTTACTGTGATTTCTTCTTGATTAACCTTCTGGAAGATTGAAATTTCAAAAGGAGGAAATCCTTCAGCCTTATGATCATAAGCCAATGCCTTAAACAATAGCTTCTTAGTAAAGTTGCGTATATCTTGAGCTTTAGCACGATGCTCTTTTGTAACTTTTAATAGTGGAGGACGATCAAGTTCAGTAGCATCAATGCTATATACATCAATATTATAGTAATTGCGGAGGATTGATCTATTAGACCATTTTACACTTTTGATAGCACTTTGATTAGTATCCTGCTCGTAATCATATTCGTACTTGTTTTCTTTGAGATAGGAATTGCCATTATGCTCATAAGCCGCTACTGCTACTGCCAATGCTTCTAATGTATCCAAGACATACTCCTATCTTTCTATAATAGCAGTATACGATGATCCTGTTTGTTTGTCAAGTGCTTCTTGCTTGCGCTTAAATGCTTCAGTAGCCTTTTCGATATCGTAGTTTCTATCTGCTACCCTAGTATCACGTTCATCCTTACGTTTAAGCATCATCACATTGCGATAGGTTTTCTTTAATAGATTCTTTAGGACTGGGTGTGTGGTATCAAATCCAAAATCTTTAAAGTATGAGAATAAATTTGGACTTAGCAAACGACCTGCTTGATCTTTAGTCATCGCTGTCTTAGAGAAGTTGCGTAGCAATCTCATTACCTGCTCATAGTCGCCTTTAGTTTTGCGGATGAACTCATGGGCTAGATCATGTGAGTATGCGTCAACTTCATCTGGATGTCCTAGATATTCTTGGCTACGCTTAACTACTGGATCCTTGATCCTGCTAACATAACTGCGCTGCGCTAGATATCCTCTATTGCGATATTGATTCTGATGGATCATTTCGTGCTTAAGAGCGCCAATTACTTGTGTAGCGAAATCTCTCCATTCTGATCTATCCATATTAACATTCTTATCATTTGTGTTAAAAACGATATTCAGTTCAAATGGTTTTTCTTCATTCTCATCAGCATCTGGATCGTAATAGGCATTGATGTTTAGCGTATTTGGATCAACACCATCTGATCGTGCGAGTGTGATAAGCGCATCCTTACCGGCTAGTTTGCGGATATGGTTTATTAGCAGTGTCGGAGTAACGGCTGTATTAGCGAACTTGTCAAAGCTATTGGCTATCTTAGTAGCAACAGTTTGTTTATGGTAAGGCATTATTGTCATACCAATATTTAGTACCTGTAACTAATACGTCCCTTAGAAAGATCGTAGGCGCTAACTTCTACACAGACTTCATCGCCTTGGATTATTCGTATCTTGTTCTGTCGGATCTTGCCACTGCTATGTGCTATAAGCAAATGTTCATTTTCCAACTTAACTCTAAAAGTGCTGTTGGGTAGAACTTCGACGACTTTGCCTCGAAATTCTACTGGTTCTTCTTTTGCCATTTATAAAAACATCTCTATCATATTTTAATACTAACACAGTTTTTATTTGTTAGCAATCTTTTCCTGTCCTCTGCTGAATGCGCTTACACCAAGGATAGCGCCAAATGCTAGATGGATTAGTCCACCGTTGCTTAGTGTTAGACTAGTCCAAGCCTGATAAGGCATTACAAGTCCAAACGGCTTAAAGATGATTGGTAGGAAGATAGTGAGCAATGGAAATCCAACGAAGTCCATAAAGCAAATTATCATATATAACCAACCCATCGCTGGACGCCAGAAACTCTTTGCCCAATGCTCTTCAATAACACTAGGTTGGCTGTTTCCTGCTAATGCTGCTAAGTCAGCGGTGTTTACTGTAGTCTGTGTGCTATTAGTGTTTGTAGTTGTTCCAGAGCTGGGCATCGACATTGCAGGTTGTTGAAATGACACCTGCGCCGGTGGTGGTGGTGCGAATGACGGAGGTGGTGTCATCGCCGGTGGGGGTGTCATAACTGGTGGTGGAGCCATACTAGGTATATCCGACTTTCTCTTCATCTTGCTTGGATCAATAACAAAATCGTCGTCATCTACTCTTGCATTACTTCCTGTTGCGATATCGTCACTTGCCATCTTTAGTAGGTTCCTTTATAACTGGTGCTTCGTAGTATTTCTTTAGTGCTTCAATCGTAGCTTTCTGCTGTTGTATATATCGTCGTAGTTCAGCAGTATTAATGCTAAGATTTTGATATCCTTGTGCTGTTAGCGCAAAGAATGTGCTAGATCCAGTCTTCTTCTCTTGTGCCGCTAGTTTCTCATTGGCATTTTGCTTGTTAATGATACTCCATTCAATATTCAATTGATCAACTGGAGTTATATTTGGTGTAGTAAACTTTGCTCTATCCATGGCTTCTGGAGCTACATAAACTTTAGGGCCTGTTGCTGAACAAGCACCTAATGTGATTAGGAATGGGATTAATATGAGTTTCTTCATTTCTTTTTCACCTCAGGTTTTGGTAATAGTTCTGGACATATGTTATTACGCACTTTGCCAGCTGCTTCGTCGTCAGTTAGAGGAGCACCAGTTAGCAGTTCATTACAACGTAGAGCATCCTTAGTTCCACGGTTGATCTTCTCTTCTACTACGCTCGGCTTCTCAGCAGCCATGGCAGCTAGATTACGCTCTCTACCTTCAGCATCTTCTGTAAACTTCTTAGAAAGATTTTTAGCAGCTTGATCAGCAGCACCAACTTGCTTAGATAGATCGTTCTGGACCTGTCCCATACGTTCAACATCTGCTTTCATGTTATCCATAGCAAGACCCTGCTTCTCGATAACACCTTCCATCTTGGCTTGTACTTCCTTGGCTAGTTCAAGTTGTGCTGCTTGTTCTTTGATAAAGAAGTATCCACCGGATATGATTGAAAATAATATAGCCGCTATGGCTACCTTTATACCAATACTCATGATTATCCCTCCAATGCTTCGAGAGCGATCTCGTAGTGCTTAATCCTATCTTCTAGTCCGATAAATCCACCGTTGATACGCTTAGTAAGCATCTTGATGTCACCATTATCGGCTAGTGTGTTAAGGTCTCGGCTATCCCAGAACCATCCTGCTGACCAGCAAGCACCCTCTGGTGTCTCGAGCCAAGTTGTATCATCTAGGAAATCTACTTCAAGCCATTCAGCACAAGTCTTGTAGTTAGTCTTGCCAGTTAACTGTATGAGTCCACGTCCGCAGAATCTAAATCCATCACCACTTGCTTCATCACCATTGCCCATGCGATTAGCATAAACTCTATTAGCGATCTTCTGTGGGTTGTGAGCGTAATCTGCTGGGCTAACATCCTTGAAATACTTTGGGAAAATCTTCTTAAGACCCTCTGCCTTATAGTTTAGATTCTCTTTAACTGTTCGGAAGTTGCCGCTCTCGTGGGCGCATTGTGCTAGGAAAGCTGCCATACGCTTTGGTGTATTGATATCGTAAAAATCCATGACCTCAACTAGGTCTTCGTAGAAAGCGTCAATCTCTTTCTTTCTAACGTCTGGCAGAGCTTCTGCTAGTTTCTCTTTGGATATGGGCATCTTAATCTCCTGATAATACTATCAGTTTATTTATCTGCTATTCAGCCATTTCGCAGTGAGTGGAGACTTGCTTAGGTCAGGTTGTTGTGTAGTTGGTGCTACAGGTTTCGTTGGTGCTACTGTAGATTTTGCTGTAGTAGTTGCTTTGGGCTTTGCTACTGGATTAGGAGCTGGCACAGTTGGAATGGACTTATCATTTTTAGGTTCGATAGATGTTTGGTCTTTTTCTTTTGAGTTTGATCGATCTTTTTCTACTTTAGTTAATTCGCTAAGTAGCTTACCTTTTTCAAAAACATGGGCAGTCTTATCTTGTGTTTTTGTAGAAAAATAACGTATAACAAGTAATTTTAATTTTGAATTTTTATCAAATATAATTATACCAGGAAGTCCTGATCGCGGTCCTAGTTTAAAACTAGCATCTAAATCAATATTTTCTTTTATCAAACGTTCTTTAAGGGCATGAAAACTATGAATAGTTGATTTTCCTTTTTCTAGATTAACTATTCGAACATTAGGAGCATTTAATGTAGCGTGATGATATATAAAATCTGCTATCTTAGCAACCATTGTTGTTTCTTTGTTAATCGATGCTTTTTCTAATTCATTGTGTATATTTGTAGCTGCCTGACTATAAATTTCTTTATAAAACCCTACTATATTATTTTTAGTTTTTGGCATACTTAATGTAATTCCAAACATCTTAAATAAATTATTAGCAGCTTCCATCCATATATTGGCATTTCCTTTAAACCCACCAGTTGCTGATTGCCCAAATTGATCGCTATCAGCTTTTAAGCTTATATCAACATTCTTTAAGCTTCTAACCGTTCCAGTGGTTGGATCTCTTACGACAACATTAATGTCAGTTTTTCTTGACTTTTGTCCACTTAATCCATCACTTGTAACGAACACTTCGTCAACTTTTCCGTTTTTATAAAAATAATTGCTATATCTATCTGAGTCAGCACTGTTAGAATAGTGAGCAGAAGATTGGAATAAATCTTCAAATTTATTCCATTCGTTAGTATCGCTTATTATATCTAAACTTGGTCCAGTTAATTTTAAAGAAAATGTAATTTTATCAGAAATTTGACTATTTTTATCATGTACAGAATAAACTAAACTATCTTTATCAGAGACAGCTCCGGATAGAACTTTCTTTATATCTCCTTCACTTATCTCTCCTATCTTATCACTTCCTCGTTTGATAAGTTTAGCAGTTAAAGCAGCTCCTAATATACCTTCTGCTATATCACCTCTATTAAATTTCTTATATTCACCAGCATGGACGAGTGATTTTTCTATAACACCATCTGAACCTTGTATAGCAATATTAACATTAAGATCAGCGATATGAAAATATTGATAATTCTCCATTCTCCCAAGATCAATTAATACTAAATAGTCTTCATATCCACGTTGAGATTTTATACTTTTCGGATCTTTCCATTCTAGTTCCATATTAAGACCAAATTTAGGAATTTCTTTTTTTATGGCATTGAATAAAGGTAATCCGGCTTTTTTATCAGAGATCTTTACTTTATGACCATAAGAGTAGGTTCCTCTACTAAAAACGCTGGCTTCGATGAGAAATTCTTTAAAACGCATGATATATTTATCACACTTCAGGGAACATACACTGCTCTATGAAGAAGCATATCTGCTCTTCACTAAGCCCAAGATTAGTCATAACACGGGGATTGTGTGGATTTAACTTCTGATTCTCACAGTAGTAGTTCTGTCCCTTGGTGTTATCAGTGCAATCTCCGTCTGTCTCTCCAACAGTATCAATATAGTGATCTAGGTTCCTAGTGCTCATGCTAATAATCTGTTCTAGCTCATCACCTTCATTTACATTGGCAGCAGCAATGATATGCGGAGAGAAGATGCGCTGTGCCCATTCCGGCAACTCACGTGTCTTGCGCCATTCTAGTTGGCTAACTTCATGTCCAAACCATTCAATTAACGGATGTGAAGCGAAACCTGTTGACGAGAAATCGTGGAAGCAACCTGTGATCTTATTCTTACCTGCTACTACGTCAAACCCAAATATAGGAGCAGTATTGTCCATGTGTGGAAACACACAGCAATGCATCATCCACATTCCTTTGGTTTCACGCACATCTGCTGTAACAATATTTGCTAGGCGATATGTATCGCTAGACCAACTGCGGCTAGTCCATCCAGGAGCAGATATATCCTCAGTTAATATTTCTTTACCAGTTTCTGTGAATCTATTGATATAGTGATTTTCTATATCAATAAGCCTATTCCAAATTTCACTCACTCATCAATTCTTTCATGATAGAGATAGAGTAGTCAAATGCTGTTAATGCTTCGTCAGCAAGATCGTCTGTTATTTTAGCACGTACTAAGAAGATTAGACGTTCACGATCAGGAAACTGATAGAACTTTCCACTTCCTGGAACTTTCTTAGCGATGATCTGTCCACCAAACAAATCTCCCATATGACGGACATACAGATGTGCCATGATAGCTCCCGGGTCACTAAGTGACTCTAGATACTGACCATATTTCAAAGTAGAGGGCAAATACGCAATACCGTGATCCTCACCTACTAGTTCAACGATATCTTGTTGTATGGCGAATGCTCTAGCTATTCCTGGCATTTCTTGTGTTAGATTATGTGTATATGCCTTGTTTTCAAGTATCTGATAGACATACCCCATCTGTACTAGATAGTTGGCGTAGTCATGTACTGACATATCACCGCTAATGAGTTTTTGAGAAAAAGCACAGCGTTCAGCATCGCGATGCTTTTCTTTAGTTAAATCTTTTAAGCTCATTATTCTTTTTCGATCTTAACTACGAGTGGGAACCCGTTGTTTCTTGCTAGGACAGTAGTTTCTACGCCCTTATGTTCAGCGATTTCAAAAGAATATACACCAACTACAGCGGATCCATCAGTATGGACATTTAGTGTAATAGCACCGGCTGCTTCTTGATCGTGCTTAAAAATCTTTTGTAACACATCAATGACGAATTCCATAGGAGTTACATTGTCGTTTACGAAAATGACTTTGTAATGCCCGGGTTCTTCAATCAAATGCTTAGTTTTTTCTAGTGTTGTATGGTCGACTTGGGTCATTTTAGGTGTTTCCATAATAATATTTATTGTAGGGGACCCAATGTCCCCTACAACGATTGGATTTTAGGATCGTATCTCGATCTTACGTGGCTTTAATTCTTCTGGAACTATCCTATTAAGTTCAACAGTAAGTAGTCCGTTAGCCAGTTTAGCGCCGCCGATTTCGATATGATCGGCTAAACGGAAACTGCGTGAGAAATTACGCATACCAATTCCCTTATAGATAAAAGCACGTTCATCTGTACTATTAGCAGATCCTGAAATCACAAGTTGTCCTTGATCAACTGTGACTTCAAGTTCATCTTCCTTAAATCCAGCTGCTGCGATTTCAATTAGGAATGTATCCTCATCGGCTCTTATAATATTGTAAGGGGGATATGAGTTGTTTTGTGCGCTGTTCATATATAAACGATCAATTTCATTAAAAAGCTGATCAAATCCTACAGCATATCTCTGTATTGGTACTAAATCAAATGTTCTTGCATTTGTCATTTTACATCTCCTTTTATTAAGCAAGATTGACCTTCTTGGTCGATGTGTGCAACCCCATCATGGCTGTTGCACACATATTTATAATATAGTGCATCTCACTATATTTGTCAAGAGCTTACGCGGCATCTTTCTTGACTTCGGTAAACTCAGCATCAACTACAGTTTCATCCTTAGGAGCTTCTGTAGTAGATTCCTCTGTAGCCGGGGGATTCATCGCTGTCATGAGTGGTCCCATTACTTCAAACATCTTTGGAAGAGCAGCTTCGATTGCTGCCTTATCATCACCCTTAGCAGCATCTTCTAATGCCTTAAGTGCTTCCTCGATCTTAGTAACATCTTCAGCTGACATCTTGTCTTTATGCTTTTCGAGATCCTTGCGATAAGTGTTTACTTGTCCTTCGGCATTATTCTTTGCTTCTACAAGTTCACGGCGCTTCTTATCTTCATCAGCATTAACTTCAGCGTCTTTAATCATCTGCTGGATCTCAGCTTCCGATAGTCCACTACTTGACTGGATAGTGATCTTATTTTCTTTACCAGTTCCCTTATCCTTTGCATTAACAGAAAGAATTCCGTTAGCATCAATATCAAAAGTAACTTCAATCTGTGGAACGCCACGTGGAGCTGGGGGGATACCTTCAAGATTGAACAATCCAAGCATCTTGTTATACTGGAACATTTCTCTCTCACCCTGTCCGACCTTAATAGTAACAGCACTTTGATTATCATCGGCTGTGCTATAAACCTGGCTCTTCTTGACTGGGATAGTTGTATTTTTTTCAATTAACTTATTGAAAATTCCACCCATTGTCTCGATACCAAGTGATAGCGGAGTAACATCTAGCAATAGGACGTCATTCTTATCACCGCCTAAAACAGCACCCTGGATAGCAGCACCAGCGGCAACTGCTTCGTCTGGATTTACATCCTTACGTGGAGCCTTACCAAATAACTGTTCAACAACTTCTTGTACCTTAGGCATGCGTGTCTGACCACCAACTAGGATAACATCGTCAATGTCATTGGCTGTTAGCTTGGCATCAGCAAGTGCTGTGCGGCATGGAGCTAGACTGCGCTCGATAAGATCTGCTACAAGATCTTCAAACTTAGAACGTGTTAACTTCATTGTTAAATGCTTTGGACCACTAGCATCGGCTGTGATATAAGGCATATTGATATCAGTCTGAGCAGAGTTACTCAATTCAATCTTTGCCTTTTCAGCACCTTCCTTTAGACGCTGTAGTGCCATTACATCCTTAGTTAGATCAACACCTTGATCCTTTTTAAACTCAGAGATCATATGATCAACGATACGCTGATCAAAGTCTTCACCACCTAGGAATGTATCGCCATTTGTTGAAAGCACTTCGAACTGCTTATCACCGTCTGTATCAGAGATGTCAATGATTGAAATATCAAATGTACCACCACCTAAGTCATATACGGCAATCTTGCGATCCTTTTTATCGCCCTTGTCGCAACCAAATGCGAGAGCAGCCGCAGTTGGCTCATTAATAATACGAAGGACTTCTAGGCCCGCTATGCGACCCGCATCCTTTGTAGCCTGGCGTTGGCTATCATTGAAGTAAGCAGGAACTGTAATAACAGCCTGTGTAACTTCGGAACCGAGGTAATCCTCAGCAGTCTTCTTCATCTTACGTAGGATTTCAGCAGATACCTGCTGCGGAGCCATATCCTTATCATTCGCCTTAACCCAAGCATCCCCGTTTTCTGCCTTAACAATTTCGTAAGGAATGTTCTTGATATCCTTTTGAACAGCTTGTTCATCGAACTTACGTCCAATCAAACGCTTTACAGCAAATAGTGTGTTCTTTGGATTTGTTACTGATTGGCGCTTTGCGCCTGCACCTACTAGGATCTCATCGTCCGTATAAGCAATGATACTTGGTGTTGTGCGTGTGCCTTCTGAATTTTCAATTACCTTTGGTACGCCACCTTCTAATACTGCTACGCAACTATTCGTGGTTCCAAGGTCAATTCCTATAATCTTACCCATATTATTTCTCCTTTTGTTAAGCAAGAATCTGTTATGCTCCTATTGGCAACATAACAGATTTATTTATCTTTTACGATTCAGCTTTCCACTGAGATTGACGCTTACGCTCTCTAACCTGTGCTGATGCTAAGTTCTTACGCTTTCGTTCGCTTGGGCTAGTGTAGTGTTCACGTTCACGTAGTTCGTTGAACCAACCTTCATCCTGGAGGCGCTTCTTAAACTTACGCAATGCTTTATTAACGTCGTTGTTCTTTACGAAAACTGTAGTGCCCTTAAAGACCCTACCTGTATTGTTATCGTTAAGCCAACCTGTATTCTGCCAAATAGTCATTTATGTTTTTCTCACCTGATTAAGTTACAATAGTAACTATCCATAATATAATACTTTATATTACAAATGTCAATTATTTTGTGTGATTAGATCTGCTAATTTTTCTAGATGTTGTCTAGGAATGTCTTCGAATCTTTTAGATCCATTTTTAACATCCTCAACATATTTAATTAGCGTCTGTATCTCAGGATCATTTAAATCGTGATTACTTAGATCTATATCCTTAAACCCGTGTATCTTATACTCGTTGTAAAGCATATCCATAGGTTTGAATATATTCTTGTTCTTTTGTATACGTTGCCATAGACTATTAGTATTTTGTTCTGAATTTTGTATATACTCTATTTCTTTAGTTTTTTCTTTAACTTCAGGAATTAATACTACTTCAACTATCTTTTCAACTTCTACAATTTTCTCAACTTCGATTATCTTTTCAACTATGACTTCAACAGGACGTTCTATTGTGATAGTCTTAATCACTTCCTTCTCAACAGGAACTTCAACTATCTTTTCAACTTCTATTGTCTGATACTCAACAACTAGCCTATCAACAGGTTTCTCAACCTCTACTATCTTTTCAACTTCTTTTATCATTGTTTCAGGTAGTGGCTTCTTATAAGCAAAACTAATCTGGCTAGCGATTAAAAGCAATACTGCTAATGGATCAAACACAAAGATGATAGTTAGTATCATCCATGTTACTGCTTTTTCAAGTAGATCCTGATTAGGTTTATTGCCGTACATGAATGCTGCGATATACTTAATAGGTCCAACTTCGGACTCTATCTGTCGCACTTGCTTTGTTAATGGAATTTTCTGTTCCTGTAACTTGCTTATCTCTTTCTGTGCATCGTCTATGACTTTGCTAGTCTTGTTACGTTCAGCTTGTTGATTCTTTCGGGCATTGTTGGCTGCTGCTACACTACGCTCATCTTTGCCTTTAGCAAGGAACTGTCCAACAACATCGTCTAGATTCTTTAGGGCGGTCCTAGCCTGCTCAATTTCGTTTCGTTTAGCAGAAATCTTCTCATCTATTAATTCAACTTGAGAAACTACATCCCCAACTGGAGCACCTTGTTCAATATGTGCGCGGCTTAGGAACCCAAAGATACCTAAACTAGTAATAAGCATTAAGACAACCACTGATAGTATCAGATACGCCTTAAGGACTTTTGGTGCGGTCGTCCAATTCTTATGGAGCCAACTAGCAGTTACTAACTTGCCGATTTCAAGTGCTGCTCCCATGATGATGATAGGGTAATAGGCTCCTGCGAAAATAGCAGCCAATCCAGAAACAGAGTAATAAACAGCGACGCTGCTGATCGTTAATGAAGTCAGCAGCGTCAATAGTCCTAAAAACATTAGGTTTCCTTAGAAATTATTTTGTGTCATAGCATCTACAATAGATACTCCAACATTATCCCATACATCACTTGGAGTTGTTGGTTGTGTAACAGTAATCTGCTCTTCTCTATGGTTGTTATCGTCTGGATTGTAAGTCTTATATCTTGTGGTATAACCACTAGCGCCGCCAATTGTAATACCACGTGTTACAGCCTCACGGATACAATATTCCATATTCTCTGCTTTATCAAATGCAGATAATACGTCATAGTTCGCAGATACTAGAGTTTGTGCTCCATCGCTAAATGTTCCAGCCTCAATAGTCTTTTGCCATCCACCTAATACATATGCTTCCTGGACATATCCAACAGTAAATGCTACGCTAGCGGCAACATCATCAGCATCATTTTGTGCATTACCACCAGTTAATACTGTAACATCAAGTATCTGAACGTTAGCAAATAATTGTAGTTGATTTAGGATAGCATTCCAACGTATATTTCCACGGGCCCTACGACGTGAATTATCTGCTGTAGTATTTAGGGTATCAAAGTTAGTAAAATCAAATGGTTCAACTCCGCCGCTATCATTATCTGTAGCAGTAGTGCTATATCCACTCGATAAGTCGATAGTAATTCTATAGTAGTTAGGTGTTAATTGATCTTGGTTATTCTGAAATCCTGAAGCCATAGTGGTTATCCTTCTTTTGTATTATTTATCTGAGTTAGGGCTTAATCGTTTACACTTAGTATACCAAAAGAAAGAGGATTCACGCAAGAGTTCATTTGCCCTACGTATTAGTTCCATCTCATTCTTTATAGTTTCAATGATAATCTCATTGTATTTCTTATCCCCACCGGTTAGATGCTTTTCAAGTTCATCTACCATAAGGACCACATGATCGATATGAGGACATGTCCCTTCTGGGATAATAGGAGCAGGTTTGGTCATCCGCGTCTACTCTTGCTACCTACTTGGGTCACGTCCTCACCTGGGGTCAAATATTGCAAACCACCTTTATTGAAAAGTGGCATACAACGTGATGCCTTAAGCATGATTTCTTTTTGTACTTCAGGAGCCTCCTTGTGGAGGTTTTCCATTATGCCTTTCTTGAAACCGTTACCAACGCTGTTGCTAAGTTGATAAGGATTACTAGTGGTAAGATCTGGCCTAGTATTGATTCTAACATTTCCTACGAACTCTTTCTTTAGTTTAAGCTGATTGGGGGTAAGACCCTGCTTAGCCAACCAAGCATTATGTTTAGCCTCAGATTCAGCAAGACGCTTTGAATTTGATTTCTTCTTCTTAGAGCCGTACTTCGTAGTTGTAAGATACGGCCCCACAAGATGCATACTCATGATAGATCCTATTTGTTGAGGTATGTATTAACTACCTTATCTGCGATATTATACTTTACAGCCTCGGTTGCGTCAAGATAAACATCGGAACTTGGCATCAATACTTCTTTGACTTTCTTCTCGGTCATGCCAGTACACTTTATGTAATGGTTTAACATACGCTTGCCAGTGAGTGTAAACTCCTTAATTACAGCAACTAGCTCATGTTCTTTGCCGTCGCTCCCCCAACTAAATTGGTGGCTTAAGATGCTTGTATTTGGAGTTAGTGTGCGGAAGCCCTTCTTACCAGCCATGAAAATCAATAGTCCAGCACTGCTAACTTGTCCAAGTCCGAGTGTATGTACTGGGATCCTGCTGCCTTGCATGATATCAATAAGAGCAAATGCAGCAGTTAGATCACCACCTGGACTGTTAATGATTAGTGTGATATTCTGGAATCTATCCTTCTTAGCGAGTAGATTACACTCTAGGATAAATTCAATAGCATCTGTTGTATTAGTGTGTGTGATCTCATCACTTAAGATGAATATACCGTGATCGTAGATATTAAGTTTATATGCGTAATCAGTGTCTTCGGTCTTTTTTACCATTACTGCTTCCTAGCCAGTTGTTCCATTAGGTCACGATTCTCATTATCTACTTTAGATTTAGCCATATCATAGCATGTGGCAAATGCTCCTACTAGAGCCATCAGTCCAAACACAATAATGAATCCAAGTTCTGTATCACCAGTAACTTCTCTAACTACGATTACTGTGATAAAAATAGCAGTTGCCATTGCGGCAATGCTCAACACAAACTTTGCCATGTATTTTAGTGCCAGTAGGATTACTTTTGCTCTCATATTAATATAATAACATCGTTGTAGATATTGTCAAGAAAAAAGAGGGCTAAGTTTCCCTAGCCCTCTGGAGTTTGGTATAGAAATTATTCTTCTTATTATGCTTGTCTTGTGAGATAAGAAGCACGAACCTTTCGTGCGCCAAAGAACTTCTTTACCAAGTTTACAACGACTTCATCGTCGTATTCCTTACAGGAGAATACATCGAGGTACATAGCATTGCCACCCTCTAGATCATCCGGAACGAAGTGAGCACAGATGTTCGAAGTTTCGATCAACTGTACTAGAGTATACCCAGCCTTATTGCCGCTGCCAAAGCTAACGATCTGTGGCTCCCCATATGCAACCATGTCAATATCTTTAACAAGAGTCTTGACGAAATTATAAATTGTATCGTAGTCGTTAATTGCCACTGGGTCGCAGTGAGCGCAGTCTAGTACGAGATGATAACCCCAATATGCCATGTCATGTTTTCTCCTTGTAATATGTTTTACTTTGTCTTGAAATAATTGTCAAGTCTTTTATTTAACATAATATGGTCATATAATGAAAAAAAGCCCCTCACACGGATGCAAGGGGGTCTGAGTAAGTCTATCTATGATAGTACCACCCAGGATGTTTAAGCTGCTCTATAAGCTATAACTCTACTAATTGGGTAGTAGCTAATGCTTACAGCCTGTCCTTGATTTCCGCCCAATACCGCTATCTTTTTTATACCAGTGGCGTCATCAACAAACCCATAAAAGAATCCAACGTGTCCGGCATACTTATTACGTCCACGACGTAATACTACAACATCTCCTACTTTAGGAGGTCCACTTACAGGCTGTCCCCATGCTAGGAAACTACGAGCCATTAAGCTATCAGTTCCTTGTATACCAGCATCTGCTAGCACTTTGTTAGCCCAAGCAGCACACCATGGAATAAACGCAGGATCAACTGTCTGCTTATTTGCTTGGCTTAATTCAGTCTTTAGTTTCTGCCTATCTTTTTTAACATTTAACCCAATCTCTGATTTTGCGTTCTTTATGAAACTTGGTAAAAATGCGTCGCTAGTTGGAATAGTATCATTAAATGTAGATCTTACGTTGCCACTGCATTCTACTTCCCAGACTAGGAAGTGACATGGCTCTCTTGGTGGTAAAATAACAGCAGTCTTCTTAGACTTAGGTGCTGTTTCACCTCTCATTGCTGCTCGAGTCTTAGGACCAATGATACCATCAGGCTTTAGACCATTGGCCTTCTGGAATGCTTTGATTTCTTCTTTAGTAGTTAGCTCTGGCGCAGCTATAGTTTTACTTGGTGTAATTACCAATGTTAAAAATAGTGACGCTACAAGAGCCATCAGATATTTTTTCATTTTCATCTCCCTTTCAATTACTATTATACTTAGCCAAAAAAGCTATGCAAATGTAATATTATAATTGCTCTGTATCCGATTCGAACGGCGTCCTAGTCTTGTCGATCTGCACTTCCCACTGTACTGCCAGAGCGTGAATACGACTTTTCTGTTTCCAGGTAAGTCGCCAACCCATGTAAATCAAGCTGCTAGAGCTAGTTCACGAGATGTAACGAAGTTATCGTTAGCATTTATAGTCTGTCTTGCGTTCACCGAGCTTGCGCCGGACTGTCTACTTCAATCTTTATAGCACCAATCGATCCTATGTCGACCCCATCATAAACACACTGTTACACTCACTGAGTGGAGTAAGAACCAATCCTCTAAAGCGAGCAAAAGTCCCCAGTGTGGTTATATCACATACACAAGTCTTCGTAACGACCTGTATGCTTACGATGCTGGCTAACGTCTCCTACATGGATATAGTTGAGCCAATTCATTAATAGTCCTATCATGTTACCCTCTCTGTGTGTTTATGGTGGAGTCGCCGGGTACTGCCCCCGGGTCTTGCCGCCTTATTCCATTGCTATCAACAACAGTAAGTTATTTATAACAGAGAGTTACGGTTTTGTCAAGTAAAAACACACTGTTGGGCTCCCAGTCTTGTCCCAACTTTTCTCTTGCGAGTTGTGAGTTCCCCTCTTCACAGTCAGGGCAGTGTGTTAGATAAAGCTGTCGTCTTCAAAATGTTCTGGATTGTAATTGTAAGTTGTTAACTTATACATCCAGAATACGATTAAAGCAATTGAAATAACTCCTATCATGCTTATCCTATCGGGTTTACAAAATATCCAGAGGATATTTTACTATGATTCTTATAGGTACCATAATACTGGGGTACTTTAGTTTTCTGGCCATCGACGTGTATCCATATCCCATTCCCTGCCCATTCTAATATACACGCTCTGATGGGGAGATTTTTAACTATCCATTGACATATTTCTTCCATTTTTCGATAATTTTTCATATCTCCACGCCATTGTAGATCTATAGCTGATCCTTCAAAATGTTTACTTCCGCCAACTCGATTGCTTCCTACCCTAGGAGCATCAAATCCACTGTTTATTGTGAATCCGGGATATTGTTTTTTTATTGGTTCTACTAGATTTACTGCTAACCAAGATAGATTTTCTATTAATTGATCTACTGTAAAGAGTTTAGTATCTGATAATTCTCTGTTTGGACTCATACAAGGAGTTATACAAAAATCCCCTAATGTATAACTATCTGATATTTTCATACCATAATCAACTCTGGCACCACCTGCTCCTTTAACTAAGGCATTTTTTCTCTCAGCATTTTCATTAGGTGCTATATCTGGGGATCTTTCTGGAGAAGCATCTCTTCTTGATTGTACGCTATTTTGTGTATACGGACTTCCGCTACTTACCCTAGGAGGTACTCCAGGAATCTGTACTTGTAAATTTCCCGGTAACAGTCCTTGTAATTGGTTTGGCGGTATTAGATTTTCAGCTAGTCCTGGAGATAAGTTCTGCGATAATCCTGATAATGCTCCCATATTTGGTAATGATAGATTACCAGGCAATACTGGTATCCTTCCACTAACACTTCCGCCAATTAAAGATGCTATAGGATTCATAGCAGATGATGATGCTAGTCCTAATACATTAGTTGGGATAGAAGTTGGAACTCCTGAAGCTCGTAATGCCACGTTAGCTGCTAATCCTAATATCTGCGGACTCACCGGAATACCACTACCCTTACTAAGGGCGACATTAGTTACTACTCCAACAACATTAGCAATAACTCCTGCCGTAGCTGGTGTTGATCCTAGCGCATTTCTTGCTACGTTTCCGGCGACATTTCCGGCGACATTGGATAACAATGCGTTACCAAATGTACTAGCTACATTAACAGGAATAGCTCTAGATCCTGTTACTCTTGCAACTGCTTGCGCTCCTAATGCTCCGGTTAATCCTGATACAGCAGATGGACCACCTGTCAGACTGCGCAATGCTTGTCCTGCTACAGCACCTAACGCTGCTCCTGCTACTAGATTAGTTAATCCGCTTAATTGTACAGGTCCTTTGCTTATTAATCCAGCAATTGATCCAACTGGTAATAATGACTTAAATGCAGGAGGAAGTAGAGATGTAAATTTACCTAATGCGCCTTGCGGTACGCCCATCATGATGCCCTCTAGAGAAGGTACTACTCCTCCTAATTGCCTAGGAGCATTTTGTAGAAAAGGCGCTAATTGGTCTTTTGGCATACCAGAATTAACTTTACCGTCAAGTTCGTCAGCAGCATCTTTTGTTCCGGTATTTGACTGTGAGTTTTCAGCAGCTGACGTTTGTGGTCTAGGATTTGGAAGAGGTACATCTTGCTTTACACCATTAACTGTTGTTTTACCAGACGGTGAATTACTATCCGGTAACCCTTCGGGCGTCGTGGCATCAGCAGCTTTGATATCTGTATCTCTTTTTTTCGGAGTAGCTGTAACAGTAAAATTATCTTTTACTTTGCGTTCTGCATCAGTTACTTCACAATATAGGACGATTATATTTCCAGACTGTATAGCTCTTTCTTCTGCATATTCTATAGCATAAGCTTTAGGATCTTCAATCATATGATTGATACCAAAGGATACGTTTATTGTTTTTGGATTGTCAACTGAAGGTTCTGGATCTGCCATGACAATATTTATTATAAATAATTTTATAATTTTTATTGCGGAGTAACTAATGCCTCATAAATTCCTTATAGAAGATGACGGAATATTAACAGAATATTCTAATTATGAAGATATACCAGAAGTGTTCGGTCATGTTATCCAGTTTTTACCTGAAATACCAGAAGGACCACATACACATGAGCAGCATGAAGAAATTGAAAAATGGAATGACAAACTACAAGAACTCATGAAAAGGGAAAAAGACTATGCCGGCAGTAACTAGAAAAGGTGATGCTGATGTTGATCATTGTTCCGGAATGACACGAGATGGTTGTTCTCCAGATGTTTTTGTTAATGGCATAGCAGTAAGTCGTCAAGGTGATGCTAATACAAGTCATTTACTCCCGGGATCCCCTTGTCCTGATCATACTGCACCTATTACTATAGGATCAACTACTGTATTCATTAATGGTAAAGGATGCGGGCGTGTCGGTGATGCTATTACTGGATGCACATCAGTAGCAGCAGGATCACCTAACGTGTTTGCTGGCGGTTAAAATATTTTACCAAACGTATTAGTACTAGCAGGAATTATAGTTGATGTTCCTTTAATGTACTGATTCGCAGTATCCTTATCAGTTATAGCTAGAGCAATAACAGCAGTCTTTGGAATATCAATATTTCCATCAATTTCAGCTGTAAACAGGAATGGAGTCATTGCAACTCCAGTCTGTGTTACAGATAATACAAGTGGCTTATACACTTTATAAGTAGTCTCACCTACATCAGTTAGTCTAGTAATAACTTCTTCACCTGTTACTAGCTTAAGAGTATGTACTTCACCTGTCTTTAATTTTTCAATTATCATGCGGCATCTTTCTGGTCAATTGTTTCTCTTAGAGAATTTGGATCTTGCTTAGTTAATCCAGTATAACCGCCTTCTACTAAAACACTACCATTAAAGTAAATCTGTGGTACTGTCTTATGTCCTTGTGATTTGATAAATTCTAATGCAGTAGAATCTTCCATAACATCAATAGTCTGGTAAGGTAGATTGTTATGCTCTAGCCAGATCTTTGTGCGATCGCAATAGGGACAATTAGGCTTGCTATATACTGTTATCATTCTTTTCTCCTTTATAAAGAGAATCCTGCGAAACTCTTTTCATCTACGTCTTGTTTGACACCACCGTTAACATAACTAGTTATCTCAGTTTCTTGCGGGGCGACCTGTACTTCAGCACCTGAGATCCACTTCTGTGTCCATGGTAGAGGATTTGCTCCTCCCTTGTACTTAGTTGGAAGACCAATAGCCGTCATTCTTTTATTGGCGATCCACTCAACGTATTCGCATAGCAATTGATAGTTAAGACCAATCATAGATCCGTTCTTGAATAGATATTCAGCCCATTTCTTTTCCTGATTAACAGCAGCTTCAAATAGTGCTACTGCTTGATCCTTACACTCTATCTCAATTTGAGCAAAGTCAGGATCATCCTTAGGCAGTATCTTAAGTAGTGTCTGTGTGCCTGCTAGATGCAAGTTTTCATCACGAGCGATAAACTTAATGATCTTGGCATTACCTTCCATCTTCTTCACTTCAGCAAATGCCCAACTACAAGCAAATGATACATAGAAGCGAATACCTTCTAATACGTTAACACTCATTAGTGCCATCCATAGTGCCTTCTTGTGTTGATAAGATGCTGGAATCAAATGAGCATGTGTTCCACTAGATGAACGTTGATTTAAATCAATTAATTCATCATAGTACTTGCTAATATCAGTAGCACAATCGGCTATCTCAGCAATATCTAACATCTCATCAAATATCTTAGATGGGTTGCTATAGATGTTGCGGATGATATGTGTGTAACTCTTACTATGGATAGTCTCGCTAAAGGTCCAAGTAGTGAACCAAGTTTCAAGTTCCGGCAATGAACAGATCGGCCCAAACGCAGCACTAGGGGCACGACCCTGTACACTGTCTAATAGAATCTGACGCTTTAGATTACTGGTAAAGATATGTTGTTCATGTTCAGTTAGATCTTTAAAATCCTTAGCATCGCGTAGGATATCAACTTCCTGCGGTTGCCAAAAGAATCCAAGCTGTTGATTAGTTAGTTTATCAAACTGCTTATATTTTAGTGTATCATAGCGTTGTATAGTGACTCCCCCATTGGTGTCAAAGAACGCTAGTGATTTTGTGTGGTCAGACTTGTTAGTAGTGTCAAATACGCTCATATTACGCAGCTCTCGCAATCTTCTTGTGGTGGTAAGTCATCTAATGGTTGATCGTTGATCTTGTTAACATCGATCTCTCCCTGGCCATCGTAACTGTTGAAGTAATAGAGTTGCTTTCCGCCATACTTATAAAACTGTAATACATGGCGTAGCAATTCGCTCATTGGGATCCTCTCATCCTCATAATACTGAGGATTGTAAGATGTATTAACACTAATTCCCTGATCGATATATTTCTGTAATACAGCACAGATATTAAGATATCCCTCAGGAGTCTTCTGATCCCAAAGCAAATCATACTTGTTCTTTAGCTTGCGGAACTCTGGAACTACTTGCTTTAGGACACCATGCTTGCTCTGCTTAATTGAAATATAACTGCGTGGTGGTTCAATGCCGTTAGTAGCATTAGCAATCTGGGCACTAGTTTCAGCTGGCATAATTGCCATTAGTGTAGCATTACGGATACCAAATTCCTTAAGTTCTGCTCTAAGCTCGTCCCAAGGCATACGCTCTACATGTGGAACTAGTTCGTCAATCTCTCGCTTGCGAGTATCAATTGGAACTATACCCTTAGCATACTTTGTATCACTAGGCTTGCCGCAAGGACCAAACTCCTTGGCTAGATTAACACTTGCTTTGATAAGATAATAGCTCATTGCTTCCATATATTCGTCCACCTTTGGTAGGGCAGCAGCATCGGTATATTTAAAATCGTTCTTAGCTAACCAATATGCTAAGTTAATGATACCAACACCTAGCGGACGATGTTCCTTTGTAGCTATCTCAGCGGCTTTTACTGGATAGTCTTGATAACTTAACAGAGCGTCTAGTCCACGCACTGCTAGTTCACAGGGCTTTTCAAAGTCCTTGGGGTCCTTAATAACGCCCCAATTGACAGCACTTAGAGTGCAGAGGGCAATTCTGCCTTCTTCGTCGAATATATGTGTAAGTGGTTTCGTTGGAAGATCTATCTCACCGCATAGATTACTCTGGCGGATTGGAGCCACTGCTTCATCGAAACTACTGTGAGTATTTGCATTATCAACATTCTGTAAGTAGATACGTCCAGTATCCTTACGTTCCTGCATGAAGCTAGAGAACAAGTCAATAGCCTTTAGTGTCTTCTTTCGTAGCTTTGTATTCTTTTCTGCTGCTACATATAATGTTTCAAATAGTACTTGATCGTTAAAGAAAGAAGTGTAGAGGTCGGGCACGTCATTCGGACTGAACAAAGTTATATCACCTCCTTGAATCAAACGTTGATAGAACAGTCTATTAAACTGTACCCCATAGTCCATATGACGCACCCTATTATCCTCGACGCCCTTGTTATTCTTAAGAACGAGGAGGTCCTCTACTTCGTAGTGCCAGATTGGATAATAAAGCGTTGCTGCTCCATTACGTACTCCACCCTGGCTACAGCTCCTGACGGCAGCCTGGAACATCTTATAAAACGGTATAACACCAGTATGGCTAGCATCACCATTTCGTATTGGTGAACCTAGTGCTCTAATACGTCCTGCTCCAATACCAATGCCAGCCTTCTGGCTAACATACTTTACGATAGCACTTGTAGTAGAATTGATTGAATCTAGACTATCGTCAGTTTCAATCAATACACAGCTACTAAACTGTCGCTGTGGTGAACGCACACCTGCCATGACTGGTGTTGGTAAACTAATTTGATGTGTGCTAATACACTCGTAGTAATCCTTAATCCATTGTAGACGAGTTGATTTAGGATATCTATTGAAAAGTGTAGCAGCGATTAGGATATAACATACTTGTGGTGTTTCTAGGATCTGTCCAGTTACACGGTTCTGTATTAGATACTTGCCGCGTAGCTGTTCCATTGCTACATATGTTAACTTCATATCGCGTTCGTGGTCAACAAAAGAATTAATCTTTTCCCACTCTGCTTCGTCATACCAATCTAGGAATTCCTTAGTATAGTATCCAAGATCAACATTCTTCTTTACTAGATCAAGTAACTTCAATGGCTTGTAGTTGTTATACACTTCCTTACGGAGGGCATAGTTAATGAGTCGACCTGCGACATATTGATAGTTAGGCGTTTCCTCAGTAATAAGATCAGCAGCGGCTTTGATTAGTGTTTCTTGTATATCTTTAGTCTTGATGTTGTTGTAGAACTGTAGTTGGCTACGGATTTCTAATTCGCTAGGACTGACATTGTTTAGTCCTTCAGTTGCCCAGAATACAGCTTTATGTAGTTTATCAAGATTTAATTCTTCTTTGCGACCGTCTCTTTTAATTACAGTAATTCGACTCATTATTCCTTAACCTCAATATGTTTAATATAGTGTCTATTCGCGTGAATGTCTATATAATTAAGTCTTTTTATCGAGATAGTCGGTCCATCATGAAACGGAACCATTGATTAGTTCCTAGTTGGAATGACTCATTAGCGACTACTTCCTTCCAATTTGGATCAGCCTTTGCCTTCTGTAGCAGCTCATCAGCTTTATTAGATGGCAATGCCTTTAACATTGATTCTACTGAGCCTAGTGTGTGGCTGTCTGCTTTTGTTCCGAATAGCATCTTTGCGATCTTATCTAGATCATCGCTTACGAAGTCTCCCTTCTTACCTTCAGCATTTCGGGCAAATAGTCCCTGCCAAGCTGACCACATATAGCCTTTTTCCTTAGCATAGATAGCAAGCATTAACTGCTTGTTAACACCCTTGTACGGACTGTTATCAGGGATAGCGTGTGTATGGAATTTACTAACTTTCTCAGCCTTTTGTGAAACCATAATATCTACTTGGACAAACTCATTCTCAACTGGAACTCTTACGTGTACGTTGATCCCACTCTGTGCTGTCTGTAATCCGCGTTTGGCAATAAAGTCATTAAGAGCTTTACGAGCAGTCTTGGCATCCTTAGCTTTGAAATAATCAAGTACTGCTTGTTCATCAACGATCACATCCATGTCGCCGCTTCTTTTGCCAGGTTTAGGAGTAGCAGCTGACCCAACTGGAATAGCCTTAATTCCGGTCCCTTCGAGGGATTGATTTAGAGTCTTTAATATAGTTGGTACATCTTTGTGATCAAATGCAGTAACGTCTGGAAATACATTACCACCTTCAAGTAAAATTTTCATGTCTTGCTCCTGGTGTGTATTTATTAAGTTAACATACGATATGTGTAATTCATATTACCAATACCATTATTAGCTGGATTGGTTAAATTAATAGTTAATGTATCAGGAGTAGTATTTCCTTGTATATTTTTCAAATCATAAAGAGTAGCTGATAAGACTATGTCTTCTACACTATCATCACCACTATAACTAAAACTATCATTTAGATCAACTGTTGAATTTGAGCCTTCGAAGTCTAGATAAACTGACAATGTTATTGTTCCTGTTCTTACAGCTATAACAACATCAGCTCCATTTTTCTTTTTTATCACATAATCTATAATGTATTTTCCGCTATTAAATAATGGAAAATTTAGATATAAACATGGGTTTATCCCATTTGTAAAATCTTTAGAAAAACTATTGTTATCGTAAAGTATGCCTGGAGATTGTATATTTGGTATAAATGACTTTGTTGCTAATCCAGCGCCTTTAAGTAATCGACTTCTTTGAAAGAAATCTCCAATACTTTGATTATCAACTGTATCAAATTTTATAATCGGGTATGTTGCATTAGCATTTCCTTCACCATTTCCGCCAACAAGCATAAACTTATTATTGGAACTAGTATTTCCATATCCTTTTTTAATATAGATTCCGTATTCTGCTATTTGATCAAAATAACAATTTGTTATTTTAGTATTAATGGCACCATCATCACCACCACCAATATTAATAGCATCATATAGTTGATAGAATAAACAATTACTAAAACTTATATTATTATGATCGCTATCACTATATACCCCATAACCGGTACTATCAAATATACAGAAATTAAATACAATGTTGTTAGGACGCCACACATGACTGCGCCCACGGAGTATTACTCCATGTTGATTAGCTTCAGGTGACGTTGTTATACTAGCATACTCACCTTTAAAATTGATCCTATCAAATAAAGTCGAATCAGTATTATCTACACTTATTATACTAGTAATTAAACTATTTGTCTTCAATGTTAAGTTTGAGATTAATATGTGACGCGGTCTATCTGGGTAGTAATTCATTTGATCAAATTCTAAATAAGTTCCAGCTGGGTTATTAGCCACTGTCTTAAAAATTGGATGATCTCCAACTTGATATATAATAGTGCTATCAACACCTGCTCCGATTATATGTACGAACGGTGGTATTTTAATTTCGTTTGAAATAACATATACACCTGGATCCATATATAGCACTACACGGCTTGCTGGTTTAGTTTTTGTAGCAGAATTTAAGAATATTTGAAAAATAGCTCTTTGTATAGCAGCAGTATTATCAGTATAATTACCAGTTAAATTTCCTAAATCATCAAGGTTTCCATCAGGAACAACACCAAATGATTTAATTGAAACTATATCATCTAATCTACTTTGTAAGTTTCTTGTAACTGGAGTTGTGCTAGATGCACCTGTTTGTATATTTGGATCATTTTTCTTATATTGATATAATGCTGCTTGTTGTAATAGATCACTATGTTCAGTTAATATCTCAGTATTACCAACATAAGGAGCACCTTCACTTACAGCTCCATTTCCGATATAAATCTGTTGTGTATCAATAGCCCAACCTATTTCTCCACTTGCTAATTGTGGAAATCCTTGGGTAATCTTTCTACCTCTACGTTGTTGGATTCGAGAAATTTGAACAACTGACATATTAACGCTCCGTGCTTTTATATATTTAGTTGTTCAGATAGTATTGCTCAACCCGCTTCCACCATTCGTTCCTCCAATGATCGTAATCTTCTGGCAATAGATCAAATTGTTGATATTGGAAATCTTGGCTACACATAAAGATATGTCCTTCGCGAATGTTTGTTCCATGTATCTCATTATGTGCTTCAGCATAAGCTACTAACTGTAGATAGTAATCTTCAACCCATTCTTTCTTCTTAGGCTTGTTGGTCTGCTTATAATCAAGGATTGAAGGATTACCTTTGTAAAGTCCAACTAAGTCTGTAGTACCAGCATATATCTGTGGGAAGTATAGATTAACTTCTTGCCCCCAAGCTTCATTTAGATCTGTTAAAGCAGTATCTCTTATGATTCCTGCCATCTTATGTGCTTGTGCGGAATAGGGATTAGTACCAGGTTCGGGCATAATACCCGTTTCAACATAGTCTTCAAGGAACTTGTGCATACGGGTACCTCTACCTGCTGCTTCTGTTACGATTTCTTGTGCTTTCTTTTCACCTACACGTTTACGCCATTCTATGAGGTGTGTTTTATCTTTTGTTTTATCTAAGATAGTAGTAACGCTTGCTACAGCATTGCCATCTGGACATTCGTAAAGTCTCTTACCATCTATTGATTTGCGTTGTATCTTTGCGTAATCGTACTTTGGCTTTAATAAGGTCATTCTTTTATAATAATTGAAAAATTCTCTATTGTCAAGTTACAAGATAAATAATTTCATGATTGATATTAATGAACCTAGTATAGCTATTTTAATAGATTTTTGGGCAAGATCTGATAAGAAAAAAGGCCAGAATCTATTAAATTTTTTAAACGATTCAAAATCAAATTCAATCGAAACTGTTGTTTTAGCATCTTACAATTGTTACGAAGAAAAAAACACAGTTTGGCATCAGAATTATTATTATATCTTTAATGGTGGTATGAAAGGGACTAGAACTTTAATAGATTTGCATTTCATGCAAAAGTTTTTTAATGACTATTATCGTCCTCATGATTTAGAACATACAGCCCCGGAAATTTTAAATTATGTAAATCCTAATAAATTCCAGATAGCAATGCTTTGGGGATGGGAATTTGAATATTATCTATCTAAAAATCCACATATAAAGAATGTTTATGTTTTTGGTCAGGCATGGGAAATATGTGTTAAGATTCGACCATTAGGGTATGAAGCATTATTAGAAATCCCAAATATTAATATATTAACAAAACTTGATTGTATAAGAATAGAAAGCGGGAAGATGCCGCCTGATCTTAATTTAGATCCAAATTGGTATCACGTAGTAGATGATATCTATTGTCATAAACGTTAACCTTGACGACGGTTAGTAGCAGCCTTTGCCATCTTAGCGACTTCGCCTTCGCCGCCGGGCTGTGCCTTCTTAGGATTCTTAGTCCTAGTCTTAAGTTCAACCCCTCTAGCATCAAAGCGTTGTACTAACTGCTTGATCATTGGGTTTGTATCATAACTGTTCTTAAAGCTATCATAATCAAATTGTTCATCGCCAATGTTCACCATGAGGCTATTTAAAGCATCCCATGATAGATAACTAGGCTGTTGTTGCCTATCAGCTTGTGATATCTGATTACGCAACAACAGCGTTAGATTAGCATCTGACGATTCTAGTTCGAATAATTTCATCGACCAGATAAGATCTTTGTTAGTCTACGTGTGCGCTCAATGCTCTCACGCTTCTCACGTCCACCTGGAGGTGTCTCACCTGCTGCTGCAATATCAGCACCCGTATCAGCACCGCCCATATCAGCACCCATGTCGTCACCACCCATGTCTGGCATATCGCCACCCATGTCGTCACCTGGCATTCCTGCATCCATACCTGCGCCCATATCTGGCTCAGCACCCATGGCAGCCGGACCGCCGCCTGTCATTGACCCAACCTGGCCATTTAGTGCTTCACGAGCAGCCTTAACAGCCTGGAATGCAGCATCTAGAGCAGGAGCAATTGCCTGTGTAAATGCTTCTGCCTGATCACTTCCTAGCTCGTCACGGATCTCATCTGCCATTTCCATTGCCGACTGTGCCTGCATCTTTGCGATATCCTCGCTCCATCCAGTAAACTTATCAACCATGTTCTTAACAGCCATTACTAGCTCGGCCTTACCTTCTTCACCCTCTAGGAGGTAACGACGGATTGCTTGATCAACGCTTTCCTTAACTGGCTTCTTCTTACCAAAGAACTTCTGTTGCTTTGCGCTCATACCCTTCTTACCTTCCTTCTTACCTTCACCACCGTCCTTGTCCTTAACGGCCTTCTTCATTGTTTCTTTCTTGTTGCCGTCCTTGTCCATATCAAGGAAGTCTGGCTTTGCTTTCTTGGCTTCACTAGTCATTAGTGGAGCAGGTCCCTTTGCTCTAACAATGCCCGATGGACTTAGTATACCTACTGGCATCGGCTTACCACCACCCTGATGTGGATGGCTCATCATGCACTCACCCATTGGGCCGTGGCTGATAGTAGCACCGCACTCTTCTAGAGCCTTCTCATAGAAAGCCATCTTTCTGTGATCGCCTCTCTGGTGAGCATCCTTATACTTCTCTGCTAGATCCTTGGCTAGTTCGAACATAGTCTGCATGTTCTCTTTAACTGGCTTCTTCTTGTCCTTAGCAGCCTTCTTCATTGGCTCTTTCTTATTGCCATCCTTGTCGAGGTCAAGGAAGTCTGGCTTTGCCTTGCGCTCTGAGATAGCAGTCTTAACAGCATCTCTCATAAATGTTAGACGATGATATTCCTCACTGTTAAGAGTATCATTAAACTTGCTGTTCTTATAGCCAGCCATCCTGTTTTCAATTAACTTGAAGGTTTTACTAAGCTGGTCAGTAGTGTAGCTGTCTAAGTCTAACTTTTCGCCAAATTTCTTTTTCATTGACTCGTTAATGTTCTTTGAAGATGGTTTGATGTAAAAATCACTAGTTTTCATGTGGGTATCCTATCCTAGATATTAATGTTATTTATCTTCCATTTAGAATAACTTAGAATAAGATTGCTTCAGTATTTGTTTGGCTGCTTGATAACGGTCGTCAGCCTGTTCAAATCTAGAAAGCATAATACCCTCTTTAATAGGATCATTGCTCTTAATGGCTAGATCATAGTGGTGCTTAAATGATTCCAAATCGTTCTTTGTAGAATATATTACATAATCTGCTTGTAAAACCCTAACTATGTCCTCAGGTTTGTACTGCTTATTAAGCATTCCTGCTATGATTAGAGCTGCGGTTTTAGTATGTGTAGTATACACTACAGATTTACGTTTTTTAACGGAAAACTTACCATCTTCTACCCTAATATGATAATGTCCAACAGCGATGCCAGAACGTGTAATAATCGGTATTGCCGCATTACTGATAGAGGTAGTAGCTAGATCGTCAAGTCTATTTGCTAGTTCTCGTGTGCTGTGTTGATACATGTTTGTTCACCATTGCTTGTGTATTGTTTATTTTACACAGAATATCTTTATAAATCAAGTTTTCTGCAATGCGTGATTCACGTGGTTCCAAGTTTTCTAAGTCAATATTATGTTCATTATGTCTCATTAGAAACTGGTTCTCTTCGTTAGTTAATGCGATAAGCATATGTGGTCGGAATAGTTCTTTAATCCTCATTTTGTTCCAACCTTACTATTTGGATCAACTGCGGCTAATGCTTTTTCTAGATCGTTTGGCTTAACGATAACATTAACTCTTGGAGCATTTGCTGTTTGCTTTACTGGTTCAAGTGTTACCTCAGAACCTGTTTTCTTAATAGTAAATGATCCTGGCTTCTTAGTATCTAGATCTGGTAATACTATCTGCGATCCAACAGCTGGAATCGTTGGAGTCTTAGGTTTTGCTTGTTGTTGTGCTACTTGCTTTTGGGCCTGTTGTATAGCAGTTGGCTGTACCTGCATCTGCGATTGCATACCGGGAGGTACTTGTATTTTACTTGCTTTTGGATCTGGAGGTGCCTGTCCAACAGCAGCGGCAATCTTATTACCTATCTTACCACTTAGGTCCTTAGTCATCTGTATTAGATTTGGACTAAGGGTTTTAAGATCCCGTTGGATAACTGCTGGTGTGTTTTCGTTAATGCTTTTAAATTCTCTAAATCTCATTGTCTTGTCCCACTAATGTACTTAGTGTAGTTTCGTTATTAAAACAACGATTGTTGATATTAATCCTACTACAACTGTTCCAGCGGATCCCATGATAACTTTTGCCATCGATGTACGGCTGTCTATCATTTCTGCGTGTATCTCTTCTACTTTGGTTTCTATATTACCTAAGCGTCGTTCTAGAGACTCGTATCTCTGTTGGCACAATTCAACGTGTGCCTCGAGACTTTCTTTCTCGATTTCTGTAGCTTTACCCATAGCCCGTTCTCTCCCGCAATTATGTTCTCGGATTGCTGTATAGTGACGCCTATTGATGCCTGGAAAATGCCTACTGCTTTTATTTATCGATACACTCGAAAAGAATATTAATGGGTTTTAACCTTGCGGAGAACACACATTGCTTAAAGTATGCTGTCTCGGTGCATTGATCTACAAACGGTATATACTCTACATCAAGTATCATGCCACCAACAGGGTTATCGTCTATCAAGTAGAGATCGTCCCGTTCTGTTGATATCTCCCATACCCAGGTCGCTTCCTTCCTACCGTATCCATACTTTGTCCAATCCATCATCTCCATCTTAGGATCTGATTCGGTGAACACTATACCACGCATCTCAAGTGTTTGATGTAGGGTCTGGAAGTTATCCTGTTGTCGTTTTGCGAAAGGATCGATAGAGTCTTTGAAAACATTTGTGCGTGTTATGTCCACTAAGGTTAGTATCCGGAAGTATTGCATTAAGTTTAATTATCCATAAAAAAAGGGCAGTTATAAAAACTGCCCTCTTCTTACTATAGTTGTTAACTATTAGCCCTTTGCGATTGTACCTAGTAGGCTTGCTGCTGTTCCATCTAGAGTATCATCTGGAAGATCACTGAATGTAGCACCGTTTAGATAAAGATCAGTGATTGTGCAGCTTCCGCCGATTCTCTCTACGATGTTTGCTTCTGCCTGTCCCCAGTTACCAGCAACTTCGATCATATTCTCGCCATCTGCTGAATCCTGTGCAGTGTCATCGCTCATTACGAAAACAACGGAAGTTGAACTTGGATTTCCAATTGCCCATACTTCACCGTAGTTCTGTATAGCAAAAACTACCTTTGAAAATGCGCTGTCTGAATCGCCCTGGTTAGTAGTTAGATTTGGTGCACCACCGCCAACTACTACCTTGAGGAAACGAAGTCTACGAGTACCAAGCTGTGTGCTTGGATTAACCTTACGATAATTTGCGGCTACGTAAGTGCCGGTTAGATCCCACATGTTTGCCATTTTAATTTCTCCAATTTGTCGAGCCCTACCTAGGACCCGTTAAAATTATTTATCATCTTAAGAAGGAAACAGTCTCAATCACTCGATTCTTGATCTAATCTTGATAAACGAGACCCTGCTCGTTTGCTTTCGCTAATGCGGCGTATACCCCTGCGGAATTTATCTGGATCACTGCCTCGTATGCTGTTTAATAAACGACGCTCGAGATCTAGTGCTGTCTCGGCATCAAAGTTCTCACGCACCATATCAAGTATGTTTATAGCACTAGATATAACATTTAGGGCGCGGCCTTCAATGACTAGTTCTATGTCTCTCTTTGTGGAAAAGGAGTTTAGTTCTTGTAGTATGGACTTTGTTTGGCGTTTCATTACAACTGTTTCCTATTATATATTTAACATATTCTGGACTCAATTGATATTTACAGATAAAAACACTTGACTAAATAAAATACTACTGTTATAGTAGTAAAGTCACACACACAGAAGGAGATGACAATGACGGATATGTTTGAAATGCCAAAGGCACCAGAAGTTAAGTTTAATAAGAACGGATATGAAATCCGCACAGATATTCTAAAGATGGCCAAGGATCTTGTTGCTGAGGATTATCATGCTAAGTGGCATGGTTGGGAGGTCTCAGTTGAGCGCGATGAGAAGACCGGGCAGGTAGTTACTAACGTAGGAATGCCACAGTTCCCGGGGCTTGATAAGGTCCTAGAGACTGCGGAAAAGATGTACAGCTTCGTGAATGCTGGCGCATCAAAGAAGTAAATCAAAAACAATATTATATTGAAGCGCATAGCGCATAACTTAAAATTACTGTAAAATGGAAAGGCTAGAAGATAAATTCTAGCTTTTCTCTTGAATAAATATATCATGCGAATTAGTGAGATTATCAGCGAAGCAGTTGGAGATCATTATCTTTACCATGGAACTAGTCCACGTAATGCTGCTAAGATATTGTATATGAATCTACTTGTTGGACGCACAAAGCAAATGTTTGCCGGATGGCGCGGTCGATTCAAAGAAAAAGATATCGATACTACTAGAGGTGAAGATGCTGTTATGGGTGTGTCTCTAACAAGAAGTCCACACTTTGCTAAAAAATGGACTACTGGCGGTGGATCTGGTTCAATGGCTAATCAGCAAGGTGTTCCGGGGGTCATATTCGTTATAGACGCTATTAAACTTAGACAGCGATACAGAGTAGTTCCAATGGAATATTTCCAACATAACGGAACTAGCATGAATCGCACAGAGGCAGAAGAATTCGTTGTTGGTGATATTAAGAATTTTTCCAATTTCATACATGAGATACAGATTCCAGAATCAACCTTAGCCTTTATAAAGAAAGGCGATGGTGTATACAATTACAGTGATCTCTTAAAATATCCTAAAATAAAAGTTGTTAAAGGGTAACTTGACATTCTACTAGTTGATGTTATAATATAAGTATATTAAAACACGGGTGATAAATGTCTAATACGCTACTGTTGAATGCTGATGCTCAACCTATGTGTCTAGTTCCACTTTCAGTCATCGACTGGCAAACTGCTATACGATACATATGCTTAGGTAAGGTCCGTGTACTACATGAATATGAGGACTGGCAGATCCATAGCCCATCACGTACAGTTAATGTTCCAGCAGTTATTATGTTGAATGACTATTGGAGGCCAAAGTCTCGTGTCCGCTTCAATCGAAAGTGGGTCTTCTTAAGAGATAACTATCAATGTCAGTATTGTTCAAAGGATCTGACAGCTAAGGAGTGTACTATTGATCATGTTCTTCCAGTCAGTAAAGGTGGTAAGACTACTTGGCACAATGTTGTTACAGCCTGCTATGCTTGTAACAATATCAAAGGCGCTAGCATGGGTCCTAAGCCCAAGATTAAGCCACATCAACCAGATTATTGGATGTTGGCACATAATCGAAAGAACAGAGAATGGACGCCACCTCATCAAAGTTGGCTAAACTATATAGATCATGACAATGTTTGAAAATGAAATCGAAAGACCTAAAACTATCGTACAGTGGACACTAGGAAATCAATGTAACTATAGTTGCAGTTATTGTAATGAAATGTTCCGTAGAGGTGATAAACCTTTTCCTAGTGAAGAGCTTATAGCTGAAGTATGTAAAGATATAGTTTATCATTTTGACGATCTAGGTCGAGATGTAGAATTTGACTTCATTGGCGGTGAACCAACTCTTAGTGGAGATATTAAAGAAATTGGAATGAGATTACATAATCATCCAGTTAATATAGTTTTAAGGACGAATGGTAGTGCTAGTTTAGAATGGTGGGCTAATGCTAAAAAATACCTATCTAAAGTAGTAATAAGTGTACATAAGGAATTTTGTGATCTTAACCATATTAAAGATGTTGTAGAGTTTCTTCGTAGTGACAAAGGTTCTCATCCAGTTAATGTAGAAATTTTAATACCTACCACACAACGTACTGATCACTGGGAATGGGCTATAAAAACTCTTAATACTTCTAGAAAATTTTTCGGTATAGGTAATATACAAATGTTATATAGTAATTTTGCTAGAGGTAGTGACACATTTTATCCATATAGCGAATCACAGTGGAAAGAGTATTCTATCTTACACGGTATACCTGTTCCTGAATCAGCTCCTAAAGTAGAAGAGAAAGTAGAAGAGAAAGTAGAAGAGAAAGTAGAAGAGAAAGTAGAAAAGCCGCAAGTACTTGTAGATGTAAAAGTTCGTGCTGCTACAGATTTTAGTGGTTATAAGTGTTACGCTGGTATTGATATTTTAACTATTGATTCTTCAGGACGAATATGGAGAGGATGGTGTAGTCAAGGAGGTCCAATTGGATCTATATATGAACTACCTATACAGTTTCCAACTGAACCTATTGTCTGCGGATTATCTCGGTGTGGTAATGGGTTTGATCAACTAGCCAGGAAAGAACCTTAACTGTAATCAGGCAATGGCCCACCGTGGGCCTTTCCTTTGATCTTCTTTCCACCAACACGTATCTGCTTACCATTTACATAATCAGCTCTGCCACTCTTATGTGCTCTTAGCCCCTGTGATACACAACTGGCTAAGTTACTAGCACCGAGCGCACTATCTGGCTTCTTAGAACGACATAGTGAACGGCTTGCTGGACCACTCTCATCAGCAATACTTTCATTTTTAGCAAGATTTGATTTAATTTGATTCTTTAATCTATTCTGATGAGATTTTACAGGCAATCCTTTTCTTGGTCCCGATTGAGAAATATCACTTTTACGTAGAGGACTTCTTGAGCTTAATGAACCTTGGCGAGGTGGTGTATCACCTTTTGAAGTATACTTTGGAGTGTAATGATCATCATCATCTCTGTCATCTGGTGGATCCCAGTTTGGATTCTCTGATCTTGCTGATGGATGCTTTCTCCATTTAGCTACCTCGTTCATACTTGCACTATATTGCTTCTCATACATCATATAGTCATGGACTGAATTAATGTAATCTGCTGCTCTCGTGATCTTAGATGCTACCCAACCTTCTAGGTTCTCACCATCCTCGATCATATGGAATAGTTCCTTGGCATTCTTTACGACATTGTATAGTTCACCCTTTGCCATGCTAGCTTCGTGATCGGGCTGTGATGATGATGTGATGCCGTTATCAATATCTTCTTCGTAATCCTTAGAACCAACCGAATCATCATTATAGCCTGCCATATATTCTTTAATCTCTGCTATATCAGTTAGTTTAACACGCTTTCCCATTTCAATCTTATAAGGATCAGGACGACGACCGTAATAGCCATCAACAACACCACAATCATGTGGGCTCTTGTCGCTACCTTCGTTTAGTCCTTCACCAGTAGCTACACGATTTTGAACCTTAATATCAGCGAATGGGAACTTGTCTTCTGCTTGCTTTTTAAAAGCCATGAATATTTCATTTGGCATAACAAATGTATGATCGGGACCACGATACTTCATGATGTTTGGTAGATTGTTCTGTATCTCTCTATAGAAACGTGATCCAACAGTAAATGTAACTGTCTTCTTAGTCTCACCCTGTGGAATATCACGGATCTTTTTACCCTTCATAGGATTTTCCTTACGTGGGCGCATAAGTTTTGGAGGGCCTTCTTTTGATATTTTATCTACTAACTGTATCTTATCTCCGCCTTCTCTGTCTACATAATGGAAAAACTTTAGAAGGTATGGATTTCTTTTAAACACAGGAGTCTTTGATCCCTGCATTGGATTTGTTAGATCATCATATAATACAACCTTCTTAACAGAGATAAAAGTCTTATCTGAAAATATCGTCTTTATCATATGTACGAGATCTTCTGCTTTATTAATTGAGAAATTACGTAAAGCATTTTCTCTCTTAAGATCTTCTGGAGCATTAGCAAATCCAGCAAAAGCCGTTAGATAATACTTGTTGCGTATCTGTCCATTAATCATTTCTCGTTCGCCAACCTTTTCACGGAAACGTATATAGATAGTTCCAGTTGGTGTAGAGATTTCATCGAGGTTGTATTCAAATATCTTCATAGCAATGATCCTTTTTATTATTTATTCATCGTCGTCGTCTTCTATATAATCATCCTCATCTGGAAGGATGATATTTGGATCATCGTATGCTTTATAATAAGTCTCGTTAGGCATGAGGACACGATGCTTATCTACCATAGTCAATCCTAGGATAGTTAGGGCACTTCTATCATATATATCGCATACATACCAAACACTGCTACAGCCTGCTGCGAATCGCTTGATAGGGCCGTGTTTGATCTTGCTGTTCTCTAATGTCTTTACTAATAGTTCTCTCCATTGAGTAATGATACGTTTGATACCTTTGGCTTGATTCTTTAGACGAACGACATCATGTGCTGTTAATACTGCTATACTAGCACAGTTATCATCATCAATAGTCAGGAGGCAATCCTTGACTTTAATGCTACCTTTGGTATGATTATTATCGGGAGTTTCTTTTGTAGTCCAGGGCACGGAACATTCGACGTGCTCGACATAATAACTTTCACCCTTGGCTTTAATGATCCACATAGGAACTGAAGGGTCTTCATGATGTTTCTTGTTAAAGTGGAACACCATCTCTTTACATGCTAATTCAACAATCTAGGTCATAATAATTCTCCTTTGTTTGATATTTATGGTGCCACTGGGGGGAATTGAACCCCCTCTTACAGTTTTAGAAGCTGTTAGCTCTCCACGAACACAGCGGCTTATTATATTATTCACCCCTTAGATATTTTAGGATGTTTTCTGGGCTAGTTTCACCATATGGATCAGTTTCACAGTTATCTGATCTACCCGGCTCTTCAAACCAAGCTTCGATAACTCCATCATTAACGATAGCAGCATACCGCCAACTACGCCATCCAAATCCAAGATTTTGTTTACCAACTAACATATTAATACCAAATGTAAACTCACCATTACCGTCTGGTATAACCTTAACATTCTGGATGTTTTGAGCTTTAGCCCAGGCATTCATAACGAAGGAATCATTTGCTGACATGCAATAAATCTCATCAATACCTTGACGCTTAAACTCCGCATAGTTATCTTCAAATCCTGGCAACTGATATGTTGAACAAGTTGGAGTAAATGCTCCTGGAAGGCTGAATAAAATAACTCGCTTTCCAGCAAAGTAATCAGCAGTAGTCATATCCTGCCAACGGAAAGGGTTAGGTCCTTCAATCGACTCGTCACGTACTCTAGTCTTAAATGTTACATCTGGTACTCTAGTACCTATATATCCGCTGTCTGTCATGTGTGTCTCCTTAGTATTAAAAAGTCTTTAGAGGAGTTGCCTTTTTAAGCTTGATCTTAAAACCTGGATTAGGCATGATCTCTTCTACTGTGGGCAACTTGTCTTTGTTTATCTTAACTTCTTTTGTCTTTAGATCTACTTTAAACATTAGTATTTCCTTTAGTTAACTGCATTAATTAATTTCTGTACTTCTTCTGGAGATTCGTCTACAACCCAACTGGTACCTTGCGGGCCACCATAAACAACTGTTGAAAGACTTCCACCTGGTTGCGTAGGAGCATAAAATACAGCAACTACCCAATCATGATTAATGTATATACTATTTCCCTTATGTTCTTCTGCTGCATTCGTAAGCTTAATTAACATCTAATTCTCTTTTCTATTGTATTACTTCTTTTCGCCTAGTAATTGTAGAAGATTAATAAAGATATTAATAAAATCTAAGTAAAGATTAAGAGCACCGATAATTCCGGCTTTCTCTCGCTCTTCACCATATGAATCATAATATGTTTCTTTAATAGTCTGCATATCATAAGCAGTTAGTAATGTAAATATTAGCACACCTATAGCACTAATAGCAAGAGTCATGATGCTACTCTGTAGGAAAATGTTTACGATGCCTGCGATCATTATTCCGATCAATCCCATCATTAGGAATGAGCCCATGCTGCTTAGATCACGCTTAGTAGTATATCCCCATAATGCCATGCTACCAAATGTAGCAGCACTGATAAAGAACACTTGGAAGATGCTACCTAGCTTAAAGATTAGGAAGATACTGCTCATACTTAATCCCATAGCAGCAGCAAATACCCAAAGGAACATCTTGGCTGCTGACGAATCGATCTTATCGATAAGGAAAGCAAATGCTAAAGACATTACCAATGGTAAAAATAGTGCTACCCACTTTAAAGGACTAGCCCAAATATACTGTGCTAACTCTGGTGATAGTCCAATCCAAGCACTAACGACGCCACTAATGACTAGAGCGATAGACATATTACTAAACACACTTAGGAGATAGTTCCTAAGTCCCATATCGTACTGTTGTTCTTGTGTATTGTAAGCATACGTTTCCATCTGATTTCTCCTTGGTTAAAACTTCTTTAGAACTAATCCAAACTCTATAGCCCCAACTACTTTGGAATTATAAAACGGATCAGGCATTGCTCTTACTCTAACAAATACATTTTCACATTTAACTGCTGCCTGCACACCAGTCATTGGAGTTACAGTATACTTGTATCCTGTTGCCCCACCTGCATATAAACCTGCGTCTAAGTTAAAACAACCACCTAGATTGTAGTGAATAGGGCTCCAATCAACGCCAGCATAGAAAGAATCCTTACGGAGGCTGTTATGATACCCTCCTATTTGGGTAGCAAAGTCCTTGTTCTCTAATCGTAGAGCAGCACCGTAATTCTGTTCATTGAAGTTATGATTATCTAGATGTTTAGAAAATCCATGTCCAACAACTGAAAGTTCAGCAGCATTAGTTGAGTTGATTGCTAGGATGCTTAGTAGTGCTATTGCTGCTTTTTTCATGATATTTCCTTAAAAAATGGTCTCGGCGGAGAGATTCGAACTCCCGACCCTCTGGTCCCAAACCAGATGCGCTAGCCAGACTGCGCTACGCCGAGTTAATGGTGGAGGCCCGGGGAATCGAACCCCGAAGTGCGCCATGCAAAGGCGCCAGTTTCCCGTTAGCTTAGACCCCCGAAACTTCATTTTCTTACTATACTATATATCATCTGTGTTGTCAAGAGTATTATTAAATCTAATCCTCTGGATATGGAATTTATTACAATAAGTCTCAATACGCCTATCAATATACTCATCGAGCATATCCTTGAACTCTGCCTTAGCAGGAACTAATCGCTCTTCTCGGATCTTGTTCTGCTCTCGGTAATTACAGTGCTTCTCTTCCTGCCACATATCGTCTTGGGCGTCTATCATCTTCTCGAGGGCATCGATTAGATCTTCTACGATTTCGCTACTTTTCCTTACCATGTGCGATGGACCTCCGACACAGTTTCAACACCATCATAGTCTTCAATATACCAAATCACATCTTCCGGAACATCGGCGATACGTAGCTCTGACATGTCACTATTTGCTTCTTCGCCCATCTCTTCTACAACCTGTACTAGGATAGGATCATCACGTTCAAGATCATAGTAGGAGAAATAGTTATCTTCGTTAATTACACCATTTTTATAATAATGTATATCGTAGGTTTCTGTACCCATTTTACAGACAAGATTAAGATTGGCAAGATCACCATAACGCATGATAGCAGCATGACTTAATCCAAACCCACCAAAACAAGCATTCACTACAACCTTAGGCATTTGTTCTTCTCCTATTTGAACCGCTTACTGTTGAATTTATCATTTTCTATGTTAGTTGTATTAGGTACTCTTTTTTCTATTTCAAATATTCTTAGTTTTTCAACTATTTTCTCTACTTCAACTATTTTCTCTACTTCAACTATTTTCTCTACTTCAACTATTTTCTCTACTTCTACTTTAACTATTTTTTCTAAGTGAGAATAACATAATTTAGAAAATCCTTGATTAGACCAAATATAAAGATTTATATCTGGATTTAAATTCCAATCTGATCCTGGTAATGGTAAAGTTGCATTTAATACAATACCAATTCTTTCTTTATTGTCGATTATTGACATTAAAATATCATATTCTCTATTTAAACATACATTATAATGAAACCCTCCAATATAAAATTTTTCATAGTTATACTGATGTTCATTTAAAAATGGTCGAAAATAATCATCGTTTAAGCTATTAATTTTTAAATAATTAGAAGTATCTATTATTTTCATAGTAAGACACCCAGTATCTACAAAAACAATTTCTGTATTACGATTTTTTTCAACTTTACACATTTGATTTATAAAATGTCCTAAAGCATGTGTTTCTTCTTTTATTATACCAGAAACATTCTCCCAAGCATCGACTATAATTAACATATCCATATGTTATTTAACTAGATTTAGCTAGTGCTTTAACTACCTGATACTGCTCCCAAGCATTCTTAACTGCTGGGCTCTCTTCACGCATCTTTAGTTCTTGCTCATGTTCATACTTAAACATAGACAGCCAATTGAGTAGATCAGCATATGTTGGGGTCATAGTCACAGAAAGATCAATGCCACCGTATGTGTCCATCTTGTAAACTTGGATGATATGATCACTCATTACATTCTTAATCATTTACGTAATACCTTATATCGGATGAAGAACTTAATCTCCCACCACTTGTTCTGTAGTTTATACTTTAACTTACGGAATGTAAAGAATTCTGTTAGGAAATTGATTAGATCTGTCCAGAATATCAATACTAAAAATGTTACACACCCACTCGCATACCCTACTAGGAACCATATGATCTCAGTGAGGAAGTTTTCCATTTGCTAATCCATCTTTGTGACATTTAGTGTACGCAAACATTCTTGTAACTTTACAGTCTGTAACCAGCAGTCGTCAAGAGCATTGTGATTGTTCTGCTTCTGTTCTCGTCCAGGTACCATACGGAATACTGTGCGGCAATCACGTCCTTGCCAGAACTGCCATGGTTCCTTCTTGCCTAGTCTCTTAGCTGCTGTCTCAAGTATAATGAGATCAAAAGCAGGACCGTTAGCCCACACCCGATCGCAGGGCTTGCAAAAATCAAACAGAGCATCAAGGGCATCACGGATGTCCATGCGTTCAATGCCATCACCAAATGCTTCATGTTGGGCTTCAGGACTCTGTTTAGACCACCACGCCAATGTGTCATTGTCAATCTCCGCTTCAGGATAGTCAAAGCTAGCTGGATCAATCCGTGTATAAAAGTGTGTCATATCGCGGGCAGTCCGTCCGCGATCGTCAGCGTAAGGATCAAAGCGCAGGGCGCCGATAGTTAGGATAACGCTGTCTGGACTCGTTGCTAGAGTCTCGATGTCGATCATGATGTCACGTTGTTTTAAGATCATACTATTATGATAGCATCTTAAAACTGTTTGTCAAGCATTAAAATGACAAGTTATTCTTTTAGTATCGACGTGTCATCACTAACAGCATTATCTAACTTACGGATATATTCTGACATACTGTGATCATATAATCCAATAAATGGTTTCTTTTTCTTGAAGGCTTGTACTCTTGATCGCAATTGATCTTTAACTCGCTGCCATCCTGTAATGTTTCGAATCTGTCCGTAATAATTAATGTAAACATCTGTACCGTGATGCCTAAACAACATCAATGTTGGAGGAACATTGGTCACTTGGTCATTGTTATTCTTACATCTAAAATGTGGGACTTTTAAGTTGACCTTAAATCCCTGTGTTCCAACTCTCGGGGATCCAAATGTTATGAGCATAACAATATTGAATTGATCTTGTAGTCGGGCAGCAGCAAGAGTTGCCATTGCAGCACCTAAGCTATGTCCAGTTATGTATAAAGGACTGCTAGACAACGAAAGTGATTTAATAATATCTGGATAGATCTTTTCTAATTCTTCGTTAAATCCTCTGTGTATTTTACCACCCTGGGCACAAGCATCTTTAATAGAGTTTAAATCTGCAAGAACATCAGAAATTTCAGAAGGCTGTGTTCCTCTAAAGCTTAGGAGACGGCCTTCATCATTTTCTAATAGATATGCTTGGGCACCTCTAACATCAAAAAATTTCAATGTTTTGTATCCCAATGAATCAAATACGCTCTTACTGTCTTTTGGATCACTATACGTAGCT